ATATATAGTAGTAGTAGTAGGAAAAAATAAAAAAAATATTTTTTTTTGCAGTAAAGTCGACATCTCGACACTAAAAATGGATAACATGCACAGGATCAACAACTTACGTGTTTTTGAGTCGACATTTTCTCGACACTGGACCGACATTTCTCGACACAAGTCAACATTTACGTACATTCAGAGGTCTAAGAGGCGTCAGACGAACTATGTGATGCGTTGGCTTACGGATGGTAAGAGGTATATAATGATGAACAATGAGGAGTAGGCTTCTGTGCATAGATGATTCCATCAAGGCGGACCAGATAGAGTTCGTGTGCATGGTGTATCCGCAGTGGGTGAAGAAGGGTGAGGAGTATACTGTTCGGCAGGTATTGGAGAACGATGGGATTGTCACTGGTGTTTTATTGGAGGAGGTTCGTAACGAGGAGATATATCAGCAGCTTCTTGGTAGGTATCAGGAGCCAGCGTTTCGCATGAATAGGTTTGTAGAAATAACTGCGTGCGAGAACTCTGTTTGTAATTCATTTGAATTTACTAACTTTGTCGAGTAATTACTTTTTAAAAAACATGTCATGAGAACAAAAACAACAAATCCTGATAAGCCTGTAAAGAAGACTGCTGCTCAAGCGCAATCTGAGGCGATGGGACGTTACACTGCAAAGAAGGCTACAGAGAAATCTATGGCTGCTGGAGTTGCTAAAGCACAATCTGAAGCAACTGCAAGAACTGAAGCTAGAAAGATTGCTAAAGCTGGAAGCTACAAGACTAACGCTAAAGGACAGCTTGTGTTGTCTGATGGTCGAGTTGTAAACTACAAGGGTGGTGTTACTCCTCAGAAGTTGAAAAGCGCTAACGTTAAAGTTACTCCTCCTTCTAAATTCGGTATGAATAAGGGTAAAAAGTAATTTTTTTACATTTTTTTAAAAATACTCGCTAAAAATTTTGGTGAGTATTTTTTTTTGTTTATATTCGTTCTAGAAACTCAATTAAACAACAACTATGAAGAAGGTAATTTTAATGACATTAATGGTGGCTATTAGCTCCATTGTCACAGCACAGAAGATTTACAAATCTCACAAACAAGCTCCAGATCTTGAGTACTACTATGTAACAGGAGACACTAGCTCAATCTTCATCAAGGGAGGTAACAATTCAGTAAGCAGTGTAGTGTACGGCTGGATGAAGGACGAGGGATTTGATGTAAGCAAGCCTACAAAGCAGTACTTCGACAATAAGACCTCAGCAGACATTAAAGAGTGGGGTTACAAGAGTGAGCAGAATAAGGATGCAGTACTCACGTTCTACAAGTATAAAGAAAGAAGTTTGGTAAACATCAAGATATTAGAATAACAGTTAAACTACACAAAGGAAAGCTATCTTAACAGATGGCTTTTTTTTGTTATTTTTGTAAAAAAATATGTCATGGCATTAATGAGAACAAGCCGTAAGGCAACAACAGGTCCAGGTGACCCTAAGAAAAATACTGGTATAAAACCGAAGGTTACTACTACACCATCTGTAACTGTTACTGGTCAGCGTAAGTTCACAGAAGGAGCTACAACTGCTGAAGGACAGTGGAAAGAATATGGTAGCACACCTAGAGATGAGTACTACCAAGGTTATGGTAAAAAGACAAAGCATCAAAAACTTAAAGATGATCAATTGAAGGCTTTCCGTGAAAGAGAGCGCGGAATGGGTGGCAAACTTCTTGCGAAGGAAGTTCGTTTTGATCCTACTGATAAGGCTAAACCAATGGAAAATGGTTTACCTACTAGATATCAGGTTGATTACTATAACCCAACTACTGAGAAGGCTGCATATGAGACTGAGTCTAGACGTCGTTACGCTGAGGAGGGTTCTCCAGTAATGAAGACTAGAAAGCTTGCTGCTTCAACACCTTCAAGAAAATTGGAAATATCTCCTAAGAGAAAGGAAACAGTTTCTAAAGCTATTGAGGCTCCTGGAGGGAAAAGCAAATCTTTTAAAAAGCAGGGCAGTGTAACTGGTAGACTTAAGTCACAAGGAGGATTAGCTGGAGGTTCAGAAGGTCGTAAGTTCAGAAAAGAGGAGAAATTGGCTGGTGCTTATACACGTAGTAAGAAGTATGCTGATCAGAATTCTCCAGAGGATGTAAAAAAAGGAGCTAATGTTGCAGCTGGCGCTTTTTCTAAAGAGAAAAAGGCTGGATACAAATCTTTACGTAGTGATATTAAATCTGAAATGAAAGGAGCTTCAAAACTAAATGTTAGTCCAGAAGCAAAAGCTGGATACAAGAAGGAGCTTAAAGGTGCTTTGAAAGATACTCGTAAGTCACAGAAGTTTGAGAAGAAAGAGCAAGCTGGAAAGACTAAGTACTTCAGTAAGTCTAAAATGAATGAAACAGTTGAGAAGAAACCTAGCATGAAAGGCAGAATGCAAGCTGGAAAGATGCGTTATTCTTGATAAATATATTTTTTTTGAAAAATACCTGCCAAAAAATTTGGTGGGTATTTTTTTTTGACTACATTTGAAATAGAAACTCAATTTAATTAAACAACTATGAAGAAAGCAATTTTAGCGGCAGTTATGGTATCGGTTAGTATCATCGCCACAGCACAAACGTTTGACGAACCAAATTACTACAAGAAAGTTAAGGACTCAAATCCTTACGAGTGGTTCATGACAGATCAGGACACAGCTGCTGTAATGATCTACGGAGACGACAAGTTCATGGATAGTATGTCAGCAGAATGGTTCGCAGAGTACCAGATCGACATTAGCAAGCCACACAAGATAGAGAAAGACCGTAAATTCTTTGCACATGTATGGTTTGTAGAGAACGAGTACGGAGGATTCTTGAAGATCGCGCTCTACCATGATGATTATGGAAAGACATTAATAGTCGGGAAAATTTAACAACCACCACTCTACATAACTAAGACGCACACTTAACGGTGTGCGTTTTTTTTGTTTATCTTTGTCAAAAAAAAAGAATGATCGGTATATCGCCATTTAGTTCAAGTATACTTTTGTTCGGTCAGTCTGGAGGCACACCTGTCGACCCAGACGCTCAGGCATTCATCACAGCAGCAGCTATAACAGACCCTACACAGCAGAGTGCGGTAAATCAGTTGGTTGTTGACTTGAAAGGCTACGGTGTTTGGAGCAAGATGAAAGCTATCTATCCATTTGTTGGAGGAACGGCAAGTACTCACAAGTTCAACTTGAAGAATCCACTTGATACGGATGCTGCGTTTAGGTTGGTGTTTAACGGTGGGTGGACTCATTCAGCAAATGGAGCATTGCCAAACGGCACAAATGGATTTGCCAACACGTTTTTAACACCAAGCACAGCTTATAGTACAAATAATTCTGCGCATTTGTCAATTTATTCCAGAACAAATACTATACTTGATAGTGTTGATATGGGCGGATTAAATGGCTCAGCAAGAACTGATTTATCGTTAAGAGTCACAGATGGAAATATATACGCAAGAGTGCATTTAAATGGAGTAATAACTGCAAATACAAACTCTCAAGGATATTATGTAATAAACAGAAATTCAAGTACAAGTTTAAAATTATTTAAAAATAATATTCAATTAGGTAGTACATACACTGGCACAAATGGTAACAGATTAGATACTGAAATTTATATTGGTGCTTATCATTTTGGAACTGGTTCGGCTTTTTTTTCAAATCGTCAATACGCATTCGCCTCAATTGGCGATGGACTTACAGACACCGAATCAGCAAACTTATACACAGCCGTACAAACATTCCAAACAACCCTCGGCCGTGAAATAGGTAATAGATTACTTGATAATTATTCAGGAGCTGGGGCAGCTTATTCAGTTAGAAGATTAAGTTCAACATATACAAGCGCTTTAATTCGTGTTCGTAGAAGTTCAGATAATACAGAACAAGATATAAGTTATGATTCAAATGGTAATTTAAATGAAACTGCCTTACTTGCTTTTGTTGGTGCTGGTAATGGGTTTGTTACAAAATGGTACGACCAATCAGGTAATGCAAGAGATATTGTTCAATCAACCGCTGCTAATCAGCCACAAATAGTAAATAATGGTGTAGTATTAACAAGAGGTACTAAACCTTGTATGAGATTTGATGGTATAAATGATGAAATTACAAGCACATTATTAAGCGGATTTGCAAGAACAGACCAATATTATGTGGCTCAAACAAGTGATACTACTTATTTATATCCAAATCATTCTGGAACAGCTTACGGATTTGTTGCAAATAGTGGTGATAATTCAACTAATATATATAATGCTTATGGCACTCCATCATTATATGTGAATAATTCATTATTTACAGGAACAACAAGAAACCAAGTTTATAATATATTGAACGGATATAAATCTATTTTACATCAAAACGGTACATCAATGCAAACTTATAATTTTGGTAATTATACTGGATATGCTTTTGCTGGTGATTTACAAGAATTTATTTATTATGTTTCTGATATGTCAGCAAGTAGAAATGGAATATTTTCAAATATTAACTCTTATTATTCAATATACTAATGGAAGTAATAGGATATAAATACTTGAGTGAACAGGATGCAATTAACGCAAGAGAGGCTTGTGATAATTACTATGGAATACCCGTATCACCTGAAGATGTAACCCAAAATTGGGTAGATTATAAAACAGCAAGTTTAGACAATCCAGTGTTTTGGTATATTATTTATGATGAAAGTTTGCAAGTGGTTTTAGGAACAGCTGAAACTTTTGAGGTAACATTAAATTCACCTTTAAACGTATGATACAAGTAGGACTTTTAACAGATGTGCAGAAAGACGAATTAGTAGGTCAGATGTACGATGAGGATAGCTATTTCAACCCTATTCAGATGATTACAGAACAATGGATAATCTCAGTTGAAGAGATAGACCAATGCGTAAATCCTGAGTTTATGTGGGTGAAAGAACTTCCTTTAATTCCATATGAGCCTAAACCAACTCCTCCAATTGAATAATTGTTTGTTTTTCTGCTAAAAACATCTATATTTGCACCATAATTTAATCAAATATGGTAGTAAAACAGATATTTTTAGATGAAAGTGGACGTAAGAAACTGAAAAATGGCATCGACAAGATATCAGCAGCAGTTTCATCTACGTTAGGGCCATCAGGTCAGACGGTATTAATAGAGTCAGAACACCACATAGGTGGCGTGACTGTTACAAAGGATGGTGTGACTGTCGCACGATCAATCAACTTGTACGATCCAGTAGAAAACTTAGCGGTCCAGTTAGTACGGGAGGCAGCATCGAAGACAGCTTCGTCGGCAGGTGATGGCACTACGACTAGTATTGTGCTTACCAAGGCTATTATCGATGCGTTCGAGGACTACTTTGATGTAGACAAGCACAGCAAGACTGAGGTACTAAGACAGATCCAATCAATTGCAGACGATGTAGTGAAGGAGCTTGGACGTATGTCTAAGAAGGTCAGTGGTAAGAGGCTGCTTGATGTAGCGACGATCTCTGCGAACAACGATCCCGTTGTAGGTAAGTTGATTGCTGATGTGTACTCGCAGGTTAGCCATGTTATTGTAGAGAACTCTAAGACCACGAAGACATACTCTGAGGTTATTAAAGGTATCCGTGTGGCAAGAGGATGGACATCTAAGTACTACGTTACGGATCACAAGAAGATGGAGTGCGTGATGGAGGATGCGTATGTGTTACTTACGGATCATGAGATTAATAATCTCTCTAACATAGAGAACGTACTGGCGCATGTGTTAAAGGAAGGTAAGCCTTTGCTTATTGTAGGTCAGCTGTCACCACAGGTATCAGCTACACTTAACATGAACGTTGTGCAGGGCAAGATCAAGGTGTGTAACATTATCCCACCTAATTTCGGTTACCGTAAGGACGAGATGATGACAGATATCTCTAAGGCATTGGGTGCTCACTACTACTCAGAGTCTACTGGTGACAACCTAGCGTTGTGTACAGTGTCAGGGCTTGGTAGGGCGAAGAAGATTATCGTTAGTCAGGACAGTACGATTATTGTGCGTAACGAGGGTACTGATGAGGACCTTGATGCATACGTTAAGGAGCTTAAGATGAGCAAGTGGGAGGAGACGTTGGAGGAGAACCTTAAGTTCATGGACGAGCGCATTGCCTCTATCTCAGGAGGCGTAGGTATGATCTACGTTGGTGCTAGTTCAGACATCGAGCAGAAGGAATTGAGGGATCGTGTTGACGATGCGGTACTGGCTGTTAAGGCTGCGATTGAGGATGGTGTATTGCCTGGTGGTGGTGTAGGACTTGTGAACGCAATGGCGTTTACAGCGTCTAAGGCTATGGTTAACGGTAACCCATCTGTTGCGCTTGACATTATGTCTCAGGCGTGCGAGGCTCCATTCCATAAGATCTGTGAGAACGCTGGTGTTGATGGAAACGAGGTGTTGGACTACGAGAAGTTCTTTGACGATGGTAGTGTAGGAAGGGGTTACAACGTAAAGGATAAGAAGACAGGTGATATGATGAAGATGGGCATTATTGATCCAGCGAAGGTAACTAAGAACGCACTTAAGAACGCTGTGTCTGTAGCCACTACGATCCTTAGTACGAATGCGATAATCACAAATGTAAGAGAGAATGAAAGCGTTAAATAGTTTTATTGTAGTTAAGCCTCTAGTTGTAGAGCAGCAGAAGAGTGCGAGTGGGTTGTTACTCACTGGAGCTGAGATTGTAAAGCAGCGATACCAGGAGGCAGAGGTTATAGAGGTCAGCGACTTAGTTGCTGAGCATATACATAAGGGTGACGTTGTTGCCTACGATGCTGTCCAAGGTCACGACTACCGAAATGGTGAAGAGTCGTACAGGATTATTCAGTATCGAGATGTTGCTTTGATTCTTTAAACTCTTTGTTAAAGTTTCTAATTGCGATGGCGAAGACCTTATCTGTGAAGCCTGCTTTCTTCTTAAACATAGGGTTTCTACTAGGTGTAGTAGGTATTGGTTCTTCGCCGTTTAGCTTTTTATAGATTGAGTTAATCATCTTCTTTGCTTTGAAGCTTAGCTCGTACAATCTAGCTTGGTTATTAGTGGGCTCACGGAATGTTCTGATGAGCCCCTTTCTTTTTAGGTTAGCCATCCTCTTTGTATCCCACCTGAATATGTTGTCGTATGAGTCGAACGTTGTCTTGTTGAACAGCATCTCATCATGCAGGAAGAACAGTATCTCTAGCTCTATCATGGTGACATCGTAGTATCGACATGCCCAGTACCTTATCACCCTCCAGTACTTCATGTAGTTATGGTCTGGGTAGTTTCTTGTGATATGTTTTTGGAACGGACGGGACTTTATACTTATTTTGTATTTGTCCTTTCTCTTACACCTGTTAGTTCTCATAGATGTACAAATTTAGATTAAATTTGCTACCTTTGCAACTAGCATGAGTATATTTCCACGTCCATTAAAGAGGGTCCTAGGCAAGATAATACCGTTCTCTAAGGAGGACAAGGTCCCTACATTTAACCTTGGAAGTGGGACAGCTGATAGTACGACATTCTTGAGGGGTGATGGTACATGGTCTGTACCTACTGGTGGGGGTGGCGGCATGAAGAGTGGAACAGCTACAGCTGCTGTAACTGATATATACACTACAACTATTACTGGTGTTACATCTTACACCACGAACGATGCGTATATTATAAAGTTCAACACAAGTAATGTCAACGGTGCTACGTTGAACATTAACAGCATTGGTGCTGTAGATCTTGTAAAGAATAACGATGTACCTATAGTAGGTGGAGACATAAGTGTAGGGCAGGAGTTTTTGGTTGTTTACGATGGGACTAACTTCCAGATGATCGGTATAAAACCGAATCAGATGTTTGCGTTTGTAACTAATGCTGACAGTGTTACCATAAATAAAGGTCAGCCAGTGTATGCGTTTGGAGCAGCAGGGGACAGGATGTCTGTTAAGCTTGCTGCGAATACGAGTGACGCGACTTCTGCGAAGACTGTAGGACTTGTGTTTAGCAGCTCGATTGCTGCGAACGGCACAGGGTTTATTATAACTCAGGGTGTAATACAGAACTTGAATACATCTATGTACTCTCCAGGAGCTACATTATATGTAGGGGCTACGGCAGGTACTCTTACTTCTACTAAGCCATACGCACCAAATCACTTAGTGTATGCTGGTATTGTTGAGAGGGCGAATGCTGGTAACGGTCAGATATATGTAAGGGTTCAGAACGGATACGAGCTTGATGAGATCCATGATGTGGATCTTATAACGACTCCACCAGTAAACGGTAATGTTCTTGGTTACAACGGGTCGTTGTGGGTTCCTATCACTCCTTCATCATCAATCACAGTAGGCACAACACCTATAGCTTCAGGTACAGTTGGAAGGATATTATTTCAAAATGGAGGTAATGTTGTAGGCCAGGATTCTGCGTTATTTTGGGATAATACAAATAAGCGATTAGGAGTAGGTGCAACACCTTCAACAAGTGTGCGTTTAGATGTACGTACTCAGGGAGCGTTATCAACTGATATTGGCTTTAGAGTTCGGAATTCAGCTGACACTGCTAATATACTATCTGTTCAAGGAAATGGAAGAATTGGAGTTTCAACAATATCCCCATTAGCTAAGTTACATATATCAAGTGATGATTTCGGTCAAGATTTGTTTAGAGTAACTTATGCCGCAGGTTCAGTTGATATGATGAATATCAGAAGCGCTGGATTTAATACAGGTACTGTAACTTTTGCACCACCTGATGGAGTTGTTTGCAATTCCACGCTAAAAATGGGGTTTAATAATATTTTAGGCTCAACTACTTCTTATATTCAAATTGAACATCCAGGCGGAGGTAATCAATCAATGAATTTTAGAACGGCATCTGCATCAGCTAATTTAGGGTTTCAATTTTTAAATTCTTCTGGTAATCAAATTTTTCAAATTACCAATAGTGGAAATGTTTCTATCGGAGCAACCACACCAGCAGCAAGACTAGACGTAAGAGCGCAAGGAGCGTTGAGTACTGATATAGCGTTTAGAGTTAGGAATAGTGCGGATACTGCTAATATATTAACAGTTAATGGTGATGGGACTCAAACTTGGTTTAGACCAGCAAATAATGCATTAAGTACGATTAAATCAGACACATATAATTTAATTCAATGGAGTAATGAAAATTTTGGAAATATTGCAATAGGATATTCAATTTCAAATTTATTTACTCCAACAAATTATTACAACACATTAATTGGAGCATCAAATGTTATCGATAGTTCAACTGGTGGAGCCGTTAGAGTTGGAGCCTTAGGCAATACAGCTGGAATGTATGCTATAAATATTGGATATGCTGGAAGAGTAAATGGTACTAATACTACAAAAATAGGTTTCCACACAGGTGCATCAAATTTTGGTGGTACAAATTCAATTCATATAGGTACTACAACTTCTGGCAATGATGTATTAGCCGATAATGTGTTCATGACTTACTTTAATAGCCAATCTTCATCTACACTAACAAGATCAAATGGTTCATTTGGATTATTAGGTCAACAAGCATATATAATAGCTAATGGCACAGGAACATCTGGATTAAATACATTTATGGGTGATGGTGGTAATACATTTGTCGTTAGAAATCATCCTAATGTACCGTCAACTAATATTGCTGATTCATTTCAGCAGTACTCAGCTGACATAGTAGCAGGAAATGCAGTACCACACTTCAGAACAGAAAACGGAAATATAATACGATTATTTCAAGGTGCTGCACTAACAGCATCTGATGGAACACTGGCTAATGCAGTTACAAGAATTGCAGAAATTCAGGCAAGGTTACAAGCTCACGGATTAATTGCTTAATTTTACATTATGGGACTAATAATAAACAAAACAGAAGAAAAGACGATTACTATTCAAGGCACAACTATTGAAATGGATAGCGTGTACGGTAGAATAGAATTTGCTGGTAGAGCAGATGGTAAAACATTAGAAGTTAGTATTGCTACATACGCCTCAAAAGAGGCATACGAAAGCGGTGCTGCTGTACTATCTACAGATGTACCTATGGGGAATATTAACGTAGAAATCAAACCTACTGAAGTACAAGGATTAGAAACTGCTCATGAATATGCTCAAATTGCATACGAACAACAAGGTTATCTCGTAGAAATTATATTGTAAAAATACTTATATTTGCATCATGAAAAACAAGTATCCATACAATAAGCCAGTTTTTTCTTTCGATACGTATATCGATAAGTTGATTCGTGCTAAGAAGAGCATGAAGATGGCTGAAGATTTGAAAGAAGAAGTGACTGAGGCCGCAGTTAAGATGTCTGTCATGGGTATGATGGGCGGTATGAAGAAAAAGCGATGATCCAAAAGATCAAGCGTCAGCAGGGTCTTGGTGATACTGTTGAGTTCATCACTGAGGTAACAGGCATTAAGTATGCTGTTAAGAAGGCTGTTGAGCTTGGTATTATTGAGGAGTGCGGATGTGATAAGAGAAAAAAGTTATTGAATGAAAAGTTCAAATACAAAAGGGAAGACAGCGAAGTACTACGCGGAGAACAAGGAGGCGAATCAGAGACGCCTCAAGCAGCAGTCTAAGTACAACAAGACTGAGAAAGGACTAGAGCTTAGAGTCGAGGCAAATGCAGGACGAAAAAAGCTAGGACTTAAAAAAGGAGATAAGCGAGACGCAAGCCATACGAAAAATGGTGGAGTTGTAGCAGAACATAGAAGTAAAAATAGAGCACGAAAAGGTTTAAAATAAAAAGATATGCCAAATTCATACGGAGAAATCCTAACAGCAAGAGGAGGATCATATATCCTTAACACAACAAATCCTTATGAAGATTTATCATTAGTATATGCTATTGTAACATTAGAAACAACTGAGTTTTCTAAGATATATACTACTGATTCAAATGGAATAGTAACTGATGTTACAAACGATCACTTTGCAGATCCATTAGCACCTATAAAGGCAGGAGCTATAATTACTCCAATGGATGTTAGTAAGCCATTTTCTACTATACAGTTAACTAGTGGATCTGTAATGTTAGTTCTCAAGTAGGATGAAAAAACTAGCTACTGTATTTACGCTGTTCTTAGGATTTATTTCTCCTATTGAGTTGTCAATAATAATTCTAATGTTGGCAATGGGTGTGGATACTATAGTTAAGCTAATATCTCTTAAGATACAGTCTAAACGAGATAATCGTAAGTACATGGAGGTGTTTAGGTCTAAGATGCTTAGAAAGGGATACATCTATAAAGGTACTGGCTACTTGTTGTTTGCTTTAGCAGTGTTTCCGTTAGATTTTTACATGCTGACACCATTTATTAAGGGTGTTATGCAGTACTTATCAATTGATTACATAGTTGTTACAAAGGCAATATTTACAAATCTTTTACTTATAATATTCTGTATAATTGAGCTTGCATCAATTAACGAGAACTGGTTTGATATCTCAGGTAATAATATACTAAAGTCTGTAAAGGACACTGTTGTTATCTTAAGAGATTCTATCAATAACGTTACTGATTTTATAAGCAGAACAAAGAACAATGTATAAGTTACTTATAGCATTATTTCTACTGTACTCATGCAGTGCTGAGAAGCACCTAATGAAAGCTGAGAAGCACATAGCTATTGCTAAGTCTAAGGGTGCTGTTATTAAGTCAGACACTGTATGGAAGTACCACTACGAGTACGATACTATTTACAACAAGGAGACTAACACATTTGAAGTTAGGCACTTAGTAAAGGATAGCTTTCCGTATACTGTAACAAACACCATCAAATCAAGCATGTCAAAGCAAGAACGCAAGTACTTCGAGGACATGTTCAAGCACATGGAGAAGATGATGAAGTTGCAGAACGACAGCCTTAAGTTAGCATTAAAGTTTCAGACCAAGCAACATAAGCAAGACCAAAAGACAGAACGGACAGTAGTTCGTCAGGAGAATAAGTCAAATCCTTGGGTGTGGGTTATTCTTGCTGCTCTTTTGGTTCTAGCTATATTTTTATTAAAATTTCAGTAGTATGTTAGATGTAAGAAAGATTAATCAAGTCCCATTAAAGGATAGCCAGTACGTTAAGGAATCAACTAAAAAACTTCAGATTGTACTTCACCACACGGCAGGTAACTCTTCTGGTCCATCAACGATCAGGATGTGGGAAAACGACGATAGGGGACGTATTGCAACATGTATAACTATATCTGGAAAAGGTCTTTCTAAGGATACATACGATGGAGAGATCTGTCAGGCGTTTGCATCTAAGTACTGGGCTTATCATTTAGGGATCAAACCAGATGTATTTAGAGCTCAAGGGCTTCCTTACCGATCATTAGATCCTATTGCTATTGGTATTGAGATATGTAACTGGGGGCCGCTTACTAATAAAAACGGTAAGTACTACAACTATGTAAATAGACAAGTACCAGCTGATCAGGTATGTGAACTATCAGTTCCGTACAAAGGTCACAAGTACTACCACAGATACACTGACGCTCAGATACAGTCTGTAAAAGAGTTGTTGGTTTACTGGAAGAACTTATGGAACATTCCAATAAAGTATAATGAGGAAGATATGTGGAAGGTGTCAAAGAACGCACTATCAGCAGTCCCAGGTGTTTACAGCCACAACTCTTACCGTAAAGATAAGTCGGACATCTACCCATGTCCACGAATGATTGAAATGTTAAAATCACTGTAATGGCTAAGATTAAATCTCAGGAATCAACTAGAGTTGCTAAGGTACACGTAGAAAGACCTGGCATTCATTCTAAGACAAAAACATCTAAGCTTAAGAGTAGTAAGAACTACAAGAAGGCGTACAAGGGTCAGGGAAGATAAAAAGTAGTATATTTGCACTATGGGAAAGATTAACAACTATCAGGTAGATACTCCTGCTCCAGGAGACAAGATATTAGGATCAACAGATTCGAACGGTAGCACTAAGAATTTTACAGCTCAGTCTATTGCTGACCTTGGAAGATCTTCTAAAGTTTACCGTGCATTCTTGACACAGTCTGCGTCAACGGCTCCTGTAGCTACAATTGTTGACGGAAATACTATCACTGGAACTTGGGCATACGGTAGCACAGGTGTTTATACATTTGCATCAGTAGGTACATTTGATTCTGTTAATACTGGTTGTATAGTTGGTGTTTCTGGAGATCATGAGACTACATATGAATTCTCTGTAATTAACGACAACACTGTGTCTTTAAAGACATACAGTAATGGTACTCTTGCTAACGGCATGTTGACTGGAGTTTATGTAGAGATTTTTACATTCGCAATATAACTCTGTCACAAAAATCTACTATATTTGTGACAAATTAAATTAAATTCAAATGGGAAAGAAAAAAGTATTGACAGCTGAAGAGCTAGAAAAGTTCGTTGCAGCTAGAACAAATTACTACCAGTTAAGAGAACACTTAGCTGATATTACGATCACAGAGGAACGTCTTAAGACAGACAAACAGACTACACTTATTAACCTTGACGTAGCTCACAACGAACTAGCAGTAGTTCAGAAGGAGATTCACGACAAGTACGGTGAGGGTCGCATTAACATGCAGACTGGCGAGATATCATGATAATTCGCAAGATTTCCATAGGGACAGATCTTTTAAACGCCATGCATTTCCAGGTTGGAAAGCCTGTTATGGGTGGAGAGTATATCGTGTTTGACATCATGAGAACTGATGAAGGGCTTTACGATATATGGGTTGAGAAAGATGGAGAGGCCGTTAAATGGAAGTCTATTGGTAGTACAGTTCCAGTATCTATTGAGTATAATATAAACTTCTAATGAAGTCACCACACTACTTTATTGTGCGTCCTCATCAAGGTGTACGATATAATGCATCCAAGAACTTGAATGGAAAGGATTTCATTATGTCCTCATCTCAAGAGGACCACAGATACACAAATCGAATAGGGGTAGTTGTTGCTACCCCTATCGGTTATAAAGGAGAAATATCTAATGGAGATCTTGTTGTGGTTCACCATAATGTTTTTAGGTTGTACTATGACATGAAGGGCAACGAGAGATCTAGCTGGAATCACTTCAGAGATGATATATTCATGATAGAATCAGATCAGCTGTATCTTTATAAGAAGGAGTTCTCTGTAGAATGGAGTGCTCCTCGTCCTTACTGCTTTGTTAGGCCTATACTTCATGAGAACGAGGATGGAAATATATCCACTGTAAACGTAGAGTCAGAACTTAAAGGTGTTATTGAGTACATACCAGAAGGTGAGGATATTAAGGTAGGTGATGTTGTATCATTTAAGCCAGAGTCTGAGTACGAGTTTAATATTGATGAGACTAAGTTATACCGAATGAAATTAAGTAGTCTATGCTTGAAAATCTAAGAGATAAAAAAGACAGAGTGCTACGTGCAGCAGAGAAGTCTGTTGACGAACTTATTAAGGTACTCGAACAGCAAATTGTAAATTACTCTATTGACGATGACTTGTCAGTTGATAAGATGAAGAACGCAGCAGCTGCAAAGCGACTTGCGTTTGAGGATGCGCTATCTATACTTGAGCGTATAGATTCAGAGCGTGCAAAAGAGACTGTTGGTTCTATGCCAGTTGTGTTATCTGGTAGTGGAGGATTTGCAGAGGGAAGGGCAAGAAGCAATGCGAAGAAATAGTAAATATGACCTTTATAAACTAAACAACGATCATGTAAACAAGACTGCTCGTTCGACTAGGAATGCTAGCAAGGCTTGGCAGTACGGATATGATCGTGACTATGACTTAATTATTATTTCGAAAGATGGTACTATTGGCGACATATATTACATTAATGGTCTCAATATCGCACTTCCTAGGACGCCGAAAGACTTGGAGATTGGAGAAAATAGATGGATGCCACATGAGTATCCAAAAGAGCTTCAGAAGATAAAGTCTTCGTTCGAGTGGTCGAGACGTGACAACGTATTTAAATCACAGTGGGTTGAATATATAGAAGGAGAGTTTGATAGGCGTGAGTATGGCCACTGGTTCATGAACGATGGTGAGCCAACTTACATGACTGGTACTCACTACATGTATCTTCAGTGGTCTAAGATAGATATTGGTCTTCCTGACTTCCGTGAATCAAACAGAATATTCTACATCTATTGGGAGGCATGCAAGGCTGACGAACGTTCGTTTGGTATGTGTTACCTTAAGAACCGTCGTAGTGGTTTCTCGTTCATGAGTTCAGGTGAGGTGTCAAACTTAGGTACAATATCTAAGGACTCTAGGCTTGGTATACTTTCTAAGACTGGTCCTGATGCCAAGAAGATGTTTACAGATAAGGTTGTTCCAATAGTTAGGAACTACCCATTCTTCTTTAAGCCTGTTCAGGATGGTATGGATAATCCAAAGACAGAACTTTCGTTTAGGGTTCCAGCCTCAAAGATTACTAAGAAGAGTATGAACGAGGAGAAGACTGACGATATTGAAGGTCTTGACACAACTATTGACTGGAAGAATACAGCAGATAACTCATACGATGGTGAAAAGCTTTTACTATTGGTACATGATGAGTGCTATGATCCAAATACTCTTATTCTCACTTCTGATTGGACTTTTAAAAAAATAAAAGATATTAATATAGGTGATGAAATTATTATTGACGGGGGTGTAATTAAAAAAGTTGTTAAGAAAACTTCTGGATCCACAGATATGTACAGAGTTAAACAGAAGTGGGGAGAAGATTATATCGTTAGTAAAAACCATAGATTGGTTTTTGATCAATATATGTATAATGGAAGGTCTAAGACTTCGAAAAGGAAAGAAGTAATAATGACTCCAGATGAATACATATCAATGTCTAAATATAAGAAGCAACATACTTTTGGAGTAAAATCTAAGCCTATAGAATCTGAAGATGATAGTCGTATGACAATACATCCTTATCTTTTAGGTTTATGGTTAGGTGATGGTCGTAAAGAAAGTTTTTCAATAATAGTAAATAAGGATAAAGATCCTGAGATAATTGAATATTTAGGTAAGATAGCACAGATTTTTAATATTGAATTTGATATTATTAAATCATCTAGTGATAGCGCTGTATATTTTAGATTTAAAAAAATAAATTCTGAACTTTCAAAAATAGGAGTAAAGAATAATAAACATATACCAGATTTCTATAAAAAATCATCTATTGAGTCTAGGCTTCAGTTATTAGCTGGGTTAATTGATTCAGATGGATATGCAGATAAAAAGAAAAAAATTATTTCATTTGGAATGAAAGATGAAAAAATCATTAATGATATAAGATTTATAGCATTATCATGTGGTTTGTCTTGTTCTTCAGTGAAAGAAAAAAATACTAATTATGGAACTAAATCATATAATATAGGTATATCTGGTGACTTGTCTATAATACCAACCATTGTATCAAGAAAAAGATTTGATAATTACACAAATTCTTATACAAATAGAAGATGTGGTGTAGATGTAGAATATATTGGTATAGGAGATTATGTTGGTATAACTGTTGATGGTGAAAATGATAATGAAAGAAAGCTTATATTATCTGATTTCACTATTAGTTTAAACAGTGGAAAATGGCTCAAGCCTGATAACATATTGAACAACTGGCGTGTAACAAAGACATGTCTTCGACTAGGATCTAAGGTTATTGGTAAGTGTATGATGGGTTCTACATCAAACGCACTAGAGAAGGGTGGTAACAACTTTAAAAAGTTGTACGCAGATTCTAATCCTAAGATTAGATCAGCCAACGGACAGACTAAGTCAGGGCTTTATAGCCTATTCATACCTATGGAGTGGAACTTTGAGGGCTACATAGATAAGTATGGATTCCCAGTGTTCGAAGATCCTAAGACTCCTGTGTTAGGTATAGATGGTGAGATGATAGACAATGGTGTTATCACTTACTGGAATAATGAGGTTGCAGCACTTAAGAACGACTCTGACGCACTTAATGAATATTATAGACAGTACCCACGTACTGAGTCGCATGCGTTTAGGGATGAGTCTAAGCAATCACTGTACAACTTATCTAAGATATACCAACAGATAGACTACAATGACTCACTTATTAAGGAGCGTGTACTAACTAAGGGCAACTTCCATTGGAAGGATGGGGTGCTAGACTCTGAGGTAGTATGGACTCCAGATCCAGGAGGTAAGTTTACAGTATCGTGGTTACCACCACCTGAGTTAAGAAATAAAGTAATAACAGATAGACATGGGAAGAAGCGTCCTGCAAACGAGCACTTAGGTGCATTTGGATGTGACCCTTACGATATATCAGGAACTGTAGGTGGTGGTGGATCAAACGGTGCTCTTCACGGACTTACTGGATTTCATATGGAGCCTAATGCTCCAACGAATCAGTTTGTATTAGAGTACGTTACACGTACACAGACAGCGGAGATATTCTTTGAAGACGTACTTATGGCCATTATATTCTACGGTATGCCAATACTTATTGAGAACAATAAGACTAGACTACTGTACCACATTAAGGATAGAGGGTACAGGGGCTACTCACTGAACAGACCAGACAAACACATTTCTAAGCTCTCTAAGACAGAGTTAGAGCTTGGTGGCATACCTAACTCGTCTGAGGATGTTAAACAAGCTCACGCATCATCTATAGGCACGTATATTGAACAGTACGTAGGCTTTGATCAGGAGGGAACTTACCGTGAACCAGACGAGATGGGTAACATGTACTTTACCAAGACTTTAGAAGATTGGGCAAGGTTTGACATAAATAATCGAACCAAACACGATGCCTCGATTAGTTCAGGACTTGCTATTATGGCTACTAGAAAGAACATGTTTCAAGTCAAAGAGGAAAAGTCAAAAATAAATATTAATTTTGTCAGATACAACAACAGTGGCAACATTAGTCAATTAAGAAAATAATGGATAGCAAACCATCGGTAATTATAAGTAACTCTCCATTCCCAAACCAGTACGCAACTGATGCAGAGAAAAAAACTAAAGACTACGGTCTTAGAGTTGGTAAGGCAATTGAGGGTGAGTGGTTTAAGCGAGTTAACGCAGGTAGCTGTAGATACTACGATCAGTACTTAGAGTTTCATAAACTGAGACTATACTCTCGTGGTATGCAGCCAACACAGATGTACAAGGACTTGCTTGCTGTTGATGGTGACCTTTCTTATATGAACTTAGATTGGAAGCCAGTTCCAATTATACCTAAGTTTGTTGACATTGTTGTAAATGGTATGGCTGACCGTGAGTATGCCTTAAAGGTAGAGTCACAAGATATTTCGTCAGCAGAGAAGAAGAACTTGTTCCAAGAGATGGTTGAGGCTGATATGTTGGCTAAGGACTTCTTGAAGCAGACTAAGGATCAGTTCGGTATTGATGCGTTTAACGTACCAGAGGACGAGCTTCCTGAGAATGATGAGGAGCTTTCTTTATACATGCAGCTTAAGTATAAGCCAGCTATTGAGATAGCTGAAGAGGTTGCGATCAATACTTTGTTAGAGATGAATGACTACGGTGACGTAGTTAAGCCACAAGTAGATAGAGATCTTACTGAGATAGGTATAGGATCTGTTAAGCACTCGTTTAATGTTGGATCTGGAGTCGCAGTTGAGTATGTTGATCCTGCTTCACTTATTTACAGTTACACAGAGAAGCCTGACTTCTCAGATATATATTATGTTGGTGAGGTTAAGCAAGTTCACTACACTGAGCTTCGTAAGATTAACCCATCGATTACAGATGAAGAACTTAAGGATATTAAGAGTTCTGGATCTGCGTGGTACAACTACTACCCAATCATTAGAACTTTCCAAGATGATGTTTTTGACGATGAAGTAGTTACGTTGTTGTACTTTAACTACAAGACAGAGAAACGATTCGTATATAAGAAGAAGTACCTTGAAAATGGTGGTGAACGAGTAATACGTAGAGATGAGACGTTTAACCCAGAGTCAGAGAGCGAGATGTTCGAACGACTTGACGTTACTAAGGAAGTTTGGTACGAGGGAGTACTTGTGTTAGGTACTAACACTGTCATCAAGTGGAACATGCTTGAGAACATGGTTCGTCCTGATGCAGCTACAGAGAAGGCATTGCCTAACTATGTAATGTTTGCACCGAGTATGTACAAGGGACAGATTCAGTCGTTAGTTAAGCGAATGATTCCTTTTGCTGATCAGATTCAGCTTACACACTTGAAGCTACAGCAGGTAATGGCACGAGTAGTTCCTGATGGGGTATTTATTGATGCAGATGGTATCGCTGAGGTAGATCTTGGTACTGGTGCAGCATACAACCCAGAGGATGCGCTTAAGCTATACTTCCAGACTGGATCCGTTATTGGTAGAAGCTACACTGGTGACGGTGAGTTTAACAACGCACGAGTTCCTATCCAAGAACTTAACAGTAACAGCGGTCAGAGTAAGATGGCTGCTCTTATAAATAACTACAATTACAACCTTAATATGATACGTGATGTCACAGGTCTTAATGAGGCTCGTGATGGATCTTCTCCTGATCCTAACGCATTGTTAGGTGTTCAGAAGTTAGCTGCTCTTAACAGTAACGTAGCTACACGTCATATCCTTCAAGGAGGGTTAATGATTACTAAACGACTTGCTGAGTGTTTGTCACTTCGTATTGGAGATATTTTACAGTACGCTGACTTTAAGGATGAGTTCGCGATGCAGATTGGTAAGTATAACCTTGCTATTCTAGATGATATTAAGAACCTATACCTTCACTCTTTTGGAATATTTATAGATGTCGCACCTGATGCTGAAGAAAAACAACAGCTTGAGGCAAACATCCAGGTGTCATTAGGTAGAGATCAGATTGATCTTGAGGACGCTATAGATATCCGAATGATTAAGAACTTGAAGCTTGCTAACGAGATGCTTAAGGTTAAGCGTAGACGTAAGGTTCAGAAACAGCAGGAGCGTGAAGATATGCAGCAGCAGATGCAGATGCAGATCAACATGCAGTCACAAGAAGCAGCCGCAGCTCAGAAACAGCAGACTGCTCAGATTGAGGCTCAGTCTAAGATTGCTATTAAGCAGAACGAAGCGCAGCTCGATATGCAAAGAATGCAGTTTGAGGTTGACAAGAAGAAAGAGCTTATGGCTCTTGAGTTCGAGTATAACATGCAGCTTAAAGGCATTGAGACTGATGGATTAATGAAGCGTGAGAAGGAGAAAGAAAAGGCTAAGGACAAGCGTGTGGATCTACAGGCAGAACGTCAGTCAGAACTTATTAATCAGCGTAAGAACAACCTTCCTCCAGTTAAGTTTGAGAGTACGGAAGACTCACTTGGTGACTTTGATATGGAGTCGTTTGAACCTAGATAATATGAGAAAGAATAAACCTAAATTAAATCCATATATATCAGGAACAGCTGGAAAGTCTGGATTTGATGTTAACTATGGAGTATCAGTAAGTAAAGGTCCTGTAACTTTAGATGTTAGTCAAAGCGCAGGAACTGGATATAGTCCAGAGACAGATATTAATTTATCAGTATCTATTCCTATTACAAAAAGAGTAAAGGACAAGCGTAAAAAATTGTAATGGCTTATATAGAGCATAACTTCTTCCCTTTAAAAGTATTCGTAAGGAACGAGTACATGTATCAGTTTAAGAAAGGATTTGGGGAGTTTACTGAAGGTGTTGTAATATCTGTTAGGTGTATGCCTGGACAAGCAGCATTGTTTCAGGTACTTTTAGATAACGGTGTTATGCGTGATAAGTTACCTAGCCATGCTTTATTAACTGCACCAGAACTTCCAACTCCAGATTTGCCTTTCCATGTGCTACAGATATGGAACTGTTTCTCTTATAGATTCACAATCACTCAGCTTTCTTATGTGTACGACACTCCTGTTGAGGTGTACATGAAAGACAGGAACTGGTATAAGGGTAGTTACTACGCTACAATTAACTGGGGGTCTAACGACATAAATACAGACATTACTTTAGCGGAAGATCCACTAGAGCATAAGTCACACCATATTATATTACTTGACAACGGTCAGATAGCACTACAGCCTAATAACAGAGTTAAATGGTCTGAGCCGTCGTTTGTTACTAAGCCATTCCCTGAGAAGCCAGACTACTTGGTGAATGATACATACTTCAATTGTGAAGGATTTGAGAAGTGGAGTACAGAGGACTCTTACTTAATGTTTTACGATAATAAATAAGTTATGGCAAAAGGATTGTATGCAAACATTCACGCTAAAAGAAAGCGTATTGAGCAGGGTTCAGGGGAGACTATGCGCAAGCCAGGTGCTAAAGGTGCTCCTAAAGATAGTGCATTTAAGAAGTCAGCACAAACAGCTAAGAAGAAATGAAAGACTCAAGATTAGCACGAGCTGGAGTTGAAGGATTCAACAAGCCAAAAAGAACTCCTAGTCATCCGACTAAGTCGCACATTGTTGTGGCTAAAGAAGGGGATCAAGTTAAGACGATACGTTTCGGCCAACAAAATGTTAAGACTAATCAAACAGCTGGTCAGCGAGAGGCTTTTAAAAGCAGACACGCTAAGAATATATCAAAAGGTAAGATGTCAGCGGCGTACTGGTCAAATAAAATTAAGTGGAGTCCAAGCAAGACTGCATCACCAAGTAAGAAATGGATTAAAGGATCATGAAAAGTATAAAAGTACCAAAACCGAAGTCGCCAAAGGTTCCTAAAGTTAGGGTTCCAAAAGCACCAAAGCCTAAGATGCCAAGCATCATTAAAAGGCTTAAAAGTCTATATTAAAAAATTAACTAATTTTGTAATCAATTAAAATCTAATATAATGGAAGGGGAATTTAAAGTACGAGCTGTTGACTTTGAAGAAAAGTCACTAGTTGAGTTAGAAACTCAGTTAGTAGAGCAGCATGAAAAAGAGGTAGCTGAACAGACTAGCGAGACATCAGTAGATGAAAATCCACAGATAGATCTTAGCCAAGAAGAGAACACAGCTGCATATAATATTGACGACGAAGTGGTTGTAAACCACATCAGAACAAAATACGGAAAGGAAGTTAACTCTATCGATGATTTATTTCAAGAGCGAGTTGTTCAAGAAGAGTTAGAAGAGGACGTTGCTGCCTTCCGTAAATATAAAAAAGAAACAGGTCGAGGACTAGAGGACTTTCTAAAGATCAACAGAGATTTAGATTCCGAAAACCCTGACCGACTGTTAGCTGACTTCTACCGTGAGAACGGTGATGACGATGAAGACATCGATTACAAGATGAGTATGTACGAGTACGACGAGGATCTTGATGACGACAAAGAAATTAAACAGAAGAAGCTACAGAAAAAACAAGAGCTGAAGAAGGCGAAGGAGTACTTTAACAGTCTTAAGGAACAGTACAAGGTTCCTCTTGAGTCAAGAGAAAGCTTTGTTCCGCAAGAGGATAAAGATGCTTACGAGTCTTACAAAGCATATAAGCAGTCCGAGTCTGCTTTAATGGAGGAGAATCAGAAGAAGTCTCAATTCTTCCAGCAAAAGACAGAGGAGTTGTTCTCAAAGTTCGAAGGTTTCGGATTTAATTTAGATGAGAACACAAAGGTTGTCTACAAGCCAGGAGAAGCTGAGGAGATTAAGTCCAGACAGTCAAACCTAAATAACTTCATTAGTAAGTTTTTAGATGACAGTGGATATATCAAAGACGCTGAAGGATTCCATAAAGCAATTGCAATGGCTATGGACCCTGACAAGACGGCTAAGTTTTTCTATGAAAAAGGAAAATCTGATGCTGTAACGGAGTTTGAGAAGGAGTCTAAGAACATTAACATGGTTCGAAAGTCTGCTCCTGTCACACCGAAGGAGGGTCTACAGATCAGAGTAATTGAGGAGGGCTACGATGGTAGATTAAAGATTAAAAAACGTTAAAACTAAAACAAAATGGCTGGTTCATTAAACACCCCAGGGTATGACTTACAACCGAGTTCGGTTAAAACTACCCTACCTACTAACTATTTAGGAAGTAACCAATTCAACTTCTTAAATCAGTACTTACCTGACACTTACGAAGCTGAATTCGAGCGTTACGGTAACCGTTCAATCGCTTCTTTCTTGCGTAACGTAAGTGCAGAGATTCCTTCTGCATCTGACTTAATCAAGTGGGCAGAACAAGGACGTTTGCATACTAAGTATGTTGCATGTTCAATTGCTTATGGTGCTAATAACGATACTGCTACATTAACTGTTGCTGATGCAGGTATTACAGCTTGTAACTTCCGAGTTGGTCAAACTGTATTTTTATCATCTAATGTTGCAAACCAATCTGATAAGGCTTATATTACAGCTGTGTCTGGTTTAACATTTACTGTTGCTTATTACGCAACTAATGGTGGTACAATTACTGATAACTCAGCTGATGATATTACTGCATTTGTATACGGTTCTGAATTTAGAAAAGGGTCTACAGGAATGGAAGGATCATTAGATCCAGTAGATGACATCTTCGAAGTTAAGCCTGTTATTATCAAAGATAAGTTTGAAGTATCTGGATCAGATATGGCTCAAATTGGATGGGTTGAAGTAACTACTGAGAATGGAGCTACAGGATACCTTTGGTATGTTAAAGCAGAGCACGAGACTCGTCTACGTTTTGAGGACTACCTTGAAATGATGATGATCGAGCACGTACCAACTGAAACAAACTCTGGTGTTGCTCTTCAATCAAACGGATTAGGACTTAACTCTGGTACTCAAGGTTTATTCGATGCTATCGAAGATCGTGGTAATGTATGGTCAGGAGGTAATCCAGGTACATTAGGTGAGTTCGATGATATCGTTGCTCGTCTTGACAAGCAAGGTGCTATCGCTGAGAACGTATTGTTCGTTAACCGTGAGTTCTCTTTCGATATCGATGATATGTTAGCTGCACAAAACTCTTACGGAGTTGGTGGTACTTCTTACGGTCTATTTGACAACGATAAAGATATGGCTCTTAACTTAGGGTTCACTTCTTTCCGTCGTGGTTATGACTTCTATAAGTCTGACTGGAAGTACTTAAATGATGCTGCTCTTCGTGGAGGTATCGTTGGTGGTGCTGTAAACGGTGTTCTTATCCCTGCTGGTACTATGTCAGTATATGACCAAGTAATGGGTAAAAACGCGAAGCGACCATTCTTACACGTTCGTTACCGTGCAAACGAAGCTGAAAACCGTAAGATGAAAACTTGGGTTACAGGTTCTGCTGGTGGTGCTGCTACTAGCGACTTGGATGCAATGCAAGTTAACTTCTTGTCTGAGCGTGCACTTTGTACACTTGGAGCAAACAACTTCGTATTGTTCAAAGACTAATACACTTAAGAGAGGGATGAGATACTCCCTCTCTTTTTTTATTTTAAATTTAAATTAAGTACAATGAAAACACAAGAGAGAACCTCTAAGGATAGGGTTTATATCCTTAAACAAGCAAAGACACCAGTAAGCTTCTTTGTTCAATCAAGAAGCAATAAGCGACGACAGTTGCTTCACTTTGACGAGGAGAAAGGAATTAACCGAGCACTTCGTTATTCAAGAAATCAACGATCAATATTTGAGGATGAGCAGGATGGAACTGCCATACTTGAGCCAATTGTAATGGAAGATGGTAAAATTACTATACCTAAAAATAATCCATTACTTCAGAAATTTATGGATATACATCCTGATAATTTAGCTAATGGCGGTACGTTATTCTATGAATTTGATCCACAGAAAATTGCTGAAGATAGAGTTAGAGATTTAAACTTAGAAGTTGATGCATTAATCACTGCAAGAGGTTTAGATCTAGAGGTAATGAAGGCAATTTCTCGTGTGCATTTAGGTATGGATCCAGATAAGATGGCATCATCTGAGATTAAGCACGACATTTTATTATTTGCTAAAAACTATCCAGAAGAGTTCTTGGATGCTGTTGATGATCCAGACATTAGTGTAAATGACTTCTCGTCACGAGCATTTAAGGAAGGGTACATCACGTTCAGAGCTGGTAAGGATATCCACTATAACTTAAGTAACAACAAAAAGAAGATTCTTACAGTTCCATTTGGTGAACGAAAAGAAGATGTGTTTATGACTTGGTTAAAATCTAATGAAGGTGTTGAATTTTATAAGTATTTAGAGAAAGAGTTCTCTGAAAATTAATATATTTGCACAGCATAAAGTATTCACATAGTTGTTTAGGTAATAGAAAAAGGTAGTCGAAAATCGTCTGCCTTTTTTTACTTATCTTTGTACTTTATTAACCCATTAATTTTTTACAAAATGGAAAAGTTTTTATCTATCCCAGTTACTGGGCAAGCTAATCAGTTAGTATCAGCTTCTAATGTAGTTATAGTTGAAGCAGGATCTGATTCAGCAACAGCTACTACTACACTTATTACTTACGCTGGAGGTAAAGTTGTTACATTGACTCATGCTGCACAGGTTGCATTTAGCATGCGTACTGCTATTCAGAATGCAATTGTAGCTGCTAACCAACAAGCTTGGTACAATGTAGTTTTTGCTGCTACTGTTCCACAAGCTGTTAGTGATATTGATGTTGCATAACATTAGCTAACCACTCTACAAAACTAGGCACTATTTATTAGTGCCTTTTTTATTATATTTGCACTATGATTGACAGCGTAAGAAGCACAGTGTTATCTATCATCAGTAAGGATAACCGTGGATATATAACCCCATTTGAGTTTAACTTGTTTGCGAAGCAGGCGCAGCTTGAGATCTTCGAGGGTATGTTCTACACGTACAGCAACTCTGTTAACAAGCAGAACGCTCACATGCATAACAGTGGATATACTGATATTCCTAAACAGATAGAGGAGGCTATTGATACGTTTTCTGATTATGACATATTAACTTATAATGGTATTACTGGGAAGTATAGCGTTCCTGACGATGCTTATGTACTGAACACTGTTATTTACAATGGTACGGTAGAGATTGAAAAGGTTCCATACAATAAGATATATAACCTACTAAGCTCTAATCTTACAACACCTACTGTTTCTTATCCAGCATATACACAAGAAGGAACTTTGACTTCTACTCTAAACTCAACTATCACTGTGTATCCAGACAGCATCGCTCAGACAGGTCTTGTTACAGCTCAGTATGTTAGGTATCCAAGAGACCCTAAGTGGACTTATAACACTATCATTTCTGGTACACCAATATTTGATCCGACTCAGCTTGACTACCAAGACTTTGAGTTGCCTCTTAGCTATGAGACAGACTTAGTTATCAAGATACTTCAGTACGCAGGTCTATCTATCCGTGAGACTGAGATAACAAGCGCAGCGAAAGCAGAGGAAGGACAAAACGCACAAAAGATTTAATAGATGGCATACATAACACCATATCAGTACTACACAAATAACGGTAACATCCCAGAGGATCAGAACTGGGGTTCTTACCAGTACACTACACTTGCTGATATAGTCAACAACTTCATGTTGATGTATGTCGGAAATGATAAGCTGATTAGTAACGTGAAACGTTACGAGGTATTGTTTCATGCGAAGCAAGCAATTAAACAGCTGAACTTCGATGCTCTTAGGTCTATTAAGAGTATTGAGATGGAGGTAGGTGACAACCTTAAGTTTATCCTTCCTTCAGACTACGTTAACTACGTTCGTATATCTATACTTGTTAATGGCGTACTACGTCCGCTGTATGAGAACAAGCAGGTAAACACTGCGAAGGGTTACCTTCAGGACAACAACTATAATATCCTTTTCGATCAGAACGGAGAGATACTTATAGGTGACTCACAGCTTGATATTGATAGACTTGAAGCTAAGTTGTACGATGGTCCAGGCATGTACAACGGATGCTATGGTTGGTGTGTTGATGGATCATGGTACTTCGGTTACGAGGTAGGCGCTAAGTGGCTAGTTGATCCATCTAGATTACATGCAGGCCCATCTTTTAGAGTGAATAACGGAGTTATCGACTTCTCTTCAGGTGTCTCAGGACATCGTATTGTTCTTGAGTACATATCTGATGGTATGGCGAACGGTAACGACGCAGAAGTTAACGTACATAAGTTTGCAGAGGAATTCGTTTACAGATATATAAAGTGGTGTCTACTTAACGCTAAGTATGGCATCCCTATGTATGAGCGTAAGATGGCTCGTGATGAGAAGCAGGCTGAGTTTAGGAACGCTAAACTTCGCCTCAGCAACCTTCACCCATCTAGACTCATTATGACAATGAGAGGTAGAGCACAACAACTTAAGTAAAAATGCCAGAATTAAAGAATAGTTTTCTAGCAGGTATAATGAACAAAGACCTCGATGAGAGGCTTGTACCTGATGGTGTGTACCGTGATGCACTTAACGTTGATATAGACACTGCTGACGGTGGTAATATCGGTGCTGTAAAGAACAAGAAGGGTAACCTTTTAGTTTCTAATGTTTGGAATGTTGCTGGATTTCCTTATCCATTAGCTGCTGACGCTAAGACGATTGGTGCTGTAGCTAACGAGAGAGATGGATTTATTTACTGGTTCGTTACTTCAGATAAGTTTGATGGGATATATGAGTACGACACGACAATAGGTACAACTGTACGTGTATTGCAGTCTAACAAGCTTACTCCATCAACTAAAAGTAAGCTTAACTTTAATAAGGAATTCCTTATAACAGGTGTTAACTTTATCGATGGATTCCTTTACTGGACAGATAATCTTAACCCACCTAGACGTATTAATATTGCTCGTGTAAAGAGTAACTCACTTGGTACTTCTGGTTATTCTATAGATGATCCACGTATTGATGAAGACATTAATGTTATTCTAGCTCCACCGTTAAACGCACCGAAGATATCGTTAGTTAATAATACAAGTACTCAGTCCAACAACATGGAGGAGAAGTTCTTATACTTCTCTTATAGGTACAAGTACGTTGACGATCAGTACAGTGCGTTGTCACCTTTCTCAGCAGTTGCGTTCAAACCTAAAGACTATCAGCTAGATTTTAGAGCTGGTAACAATAAATCTATGGTGAATAGATTTAACGAAGTTGGTATTACAGTTTTTACTGGTAGTCAATTTGTTAAAGAAGTTCAGGTCATAATGCGTGACGCAAGAAGTATAAACTGCTTAATTGTTGAGACAATAGATAAACAAGAAATTGCTTTATCTAATGATGTATTTTATAGTTTTACATTTAATAATAATAAGACTTACACACTTCTTCCTGAAGGTCAAGTGACAAGGCTTTTTGATAATGTACCATTACTTGCAAAAGCACAGGACTATGTTGGTAACCGTATTATGTACGGTAACTACACACAGTTCTACGATATAGACTTTCCTGTAAAATTAGATGTTAAGTACGTTTCTATTGATGGATTAGGTAATGTGCCTACACAGACATTTAGATCAGATAGAGACTATGAGCTTGGACTTATTTACTTAGATAAGTACGGTAGATCAACTACTGCACTTACATCTCAAGGTAATACTACATATATACCTCCAACTCAATCAGACAAAGGGAATAGTTTAAAGCTTAGGATTAGTAATAACCCTCCTTCTTGGGCTACAAACTATAGAGTTATAATTAAACAATCTAGAGATCAGTACTATAACATATTTCCTATTGACGCTAGGGTTGGTGGCAGTTATAGGTACTTTATGATTAACGAATCAGATAGAGAAAAAGTAAGTACTGGAGATTATTTGATTTTTAAATCAACTCCAGCTGGACCAACATTTTTCAACAAGAAATATAAAATACTTGAGATAAAAGATAAAGCATCTGGTTTTGTTACAGGAGCTTTTCCTGGTCTTTATATTAAAATAAAGGTAGATTCTCCAAATGAATTAGATTTACAAACTGGTATTACTACTGCGTATTTTGCATCTACAGGAACTGATAATGCTGCTGCAAACGTATTAGGAAGCCCACTAAATAGTGGTATTATTCCAAATCCAGTAGGAAAAATGTATGAATATATTGAAAATCCAATACATTATGGAAATGGTTCTCCTGGAGCAATTTCTGTTACAAATAACAATACTCCACCTGTAAGTAATGTGTTAGATAAAGACTATAGAATAACTGTAGAGGCATTAGGTAATAATCAATTTAGATATACAACAGATATAAATGCTTCAGGTGGAACAGTATTAAGTATAACATTTGGTAATCAAATTTTATATAATGGAGGTATTCCTTTATGTCAAATAAAATGGAATTATATTCCTACTGTTGGAGATGTATGGAAAATAAATGCTAGATCAAGAAATGGTTTATTTGTAGAAAATTATTTTGGTGGAAAAGGAATATTAAATACTAGTGCATTAGTTCCTACATCAACACCATATAATATATTGTGGAATAATAATGTTGGTGGCTATCTAGTATTAGGTGAAACAAATTCATCGTTACAGAAAATAAATGAAGGTGACATTGTTACTATACAGATAATAAATGATACGTATAATGATCAAGCTTATACAACAGAACAAATATTTCCACCAAGTCCAGCTACATATGAAAATATAGAAGAGTGGTTTATTGAAAGTGGCGAATGGCAAAATTTTCAAGCTGTAGATAGAAATGGAGTAGAACAAGATGCAAAGGCAATATCATTTAGAAGAGGTTATAATTGGGGGTTGCAATCAAGTGGTACAAATGCTCCTTCATTTAGTCGAATAGATCAAAGTACACAAAATGTACCTAATGTTATTTTCCCAGATATGGCGACCCAATTATCTAATCCTATGTTCATGGTTATAATGGGATATGGGCATAATGATACTAGTCCACCTGAATTTAATATATTAACTGGAGATTTAACTATCAGAAGAATAAGCAACCAGATTATAGCTGAGACAACACCTAAAGATGTAGATATAGATGTGTTCCATGAATTATCAAGAACATTCAAAATAGAGAATGGTAAGCATAGAGTTCGTTGGAAATATAAAGACTCAACATACTTTAATATCCCAGGACCGAACTTAGGTAAAACAAACTTAGGTCAAGTCAACCCATCCGCAACTCCAACATCTACAGATGAGATGCATAACTATGTTGCAGGTGAGACTGTATATATAGATGGTGGTTGGTTCTCAGGTATGTACGAAATACTTTTTGTTCCAAATCCGTACAACATTGTTATCGACTTAGGTTTTGTAGCAGGACCATTAAGCCCTGGATCAGTTGCATATGATTTAATTGAGCAAGATCAGACATCTACAAATAGTGGTGCGGTTATTAAGATAAACAATCCTAATAGTACAGTAAACTCTGACTTTAACGCATGGAGTTACGGTAACGCACTAGAGACGTTTAGGATACGTGATGACTACGCTGCTGCTACTTTACAGTACAGCCCAAGGGTTACTACTATTATTGATGAGTATCAGCAGAAGGTAAGTAGGAACGCTATATCCTATAGTGGTGTGTATGGTGAGAATACTGACTTTAACGCACTTAATGAGTTTAACTTATCTAGAGCAAACTTCAAGTACTTAGATAGTGAGTTCGGATCTATTCAAAAGCTTCACGCAAGAGATACTGACTTGTTAGTATTCCAAGAGAATAAAGTAAGTTCAGTTCTTTACGGAAAGAACTTGCTATCTGACTCAGTTGGTGGAGGTTCAGTAGTCTCTGTGCCAGAGGTATTGGGTACACAGATTGCATTCCCTGGTGAGTATGGTATCAGCTTAAACCCTGAATCATTTGCAGTGTGGGGTACAGATATATACTTCACAGATGTAAGGAGAGGTGTTGTGATGGGTCTTTATGGCAACCAGATGGATGAGATATCAAACACTGGTATGCAGGACTACTTTATAGAGCTTATGCGTGACTACCCTAACACACAGAAGTTAGGATGTTATGATCCTCATAACCAAGCTTATGTGTTAGCTAATAACGATACAACAATTCTTAACTGTAACGTTAGGCTTAATAGGTACTCTAAAAATGTACCATCTAATACATCTAACCTTGCTAACTCTCTGTTCACAATCATAGGAGATGTTTCTTGGACTATATCTGTAGTTAGCTTAGGATCAGGTACTAACTGGGTTTCTAACTACCAGACGTTTGGATTTGGAACTACTCCTATCACTTCAATTATAAGTGTAAACAACACAGGTTCAAATAGAAGTGTTAAATTTGTGGTTACATACTGTGGAGCCAAGACTCTTGAGTTTATACTTACGCAAGGAGTTGGTAAAGTTGGAAACGTGATAAGCGTTGTTATTAATAATCCTATTAAACCAGTTCCAGGAAAATTTAAATAAGAAATGAGAACAGATCAAGGATTTAGTTATACAGGTAGTTTAAATTATGAATTTGATAATGTAGTACTTAATGAAAATCAGGTAGCTCTTTTCGATGTGGCTACTGGTATTGGAGGTATAGACTACATGCCATATAATGGGTCTACAGTAACTGTTAAGACTGGTATTATTGGAACTAGTACAGAAGTTAGGGATCTACAGCCTACATTAAACAACAAAGTATACTACCTAGTTACTAATGAGAATTACACTGACAAGGACAGAGATATTATTATTTCGTTAGCTACACAAGTACCTGTAACTTTAGTTGGAGGTAGGTATGAGGGAACGTTTGTGTTTAGCAACCCAAACAACTTCGAAAACTTATACCTTATATGGGACTATACAGACACTATGACTGGAGGCGTAGTATCTTATATAGGAGATCAAACGACTAGGTATATAGAGTCTGATTTTGGACTTGACATTGGCCGTGCATCTGTTCAGTATAATATTACTGGTGCTCCAACTAGATTTATATTGGTTTACAATAATGCTGTAGTTGCAGACACTGGGTACGTAGGTCTTAACTCATCTGCAAACTACAATGCGCTTATTGCATTAGGTATTGACCCAGATGACATTAAACTCGTATCACCATACGATGGATTGGTTGATAATGGTGTTGGGAGTATGGACTTCAGTAAGTTCTCTTCAGCTATAGATAAAGGGTACGTGTACGCATACTCTCCATTGGTATCTTCCTCATGGACACTTACTAAGGTTAATCCATCACTTACAACTTTTTATCTAGATCCTACAGACGGAGATGTATCTAACGTATGTACACAAGTTCCTGCAACGCAGTACTGGCACGATGGCATTAATGCGCTTCCAGATAATAACAACACTATCTACAGTGAGGCAGCAGGATCAACAGTTTATAATGGTAATAATGCTCTTCACTTAATGAGCACCACACCACTTATGGTTTCGCCATCATCAGGTGGTGTTTATGTAGGTGTTAGTACTGAAGGAGTTGTCACTTCGTCTGGTGGATGTGACTGCTTAGAGTACACCGTTCCTTTTATCTTCCAAGACGATATATACATAACTCAGGGTAACGCAGTAAACATATCATTTGCAGCAACAAATAACCCTACGTCTTGGAAACTAATATCTAACTGTGCAACTTTTGAATTAACTGGAGGCACTAGAGGTTCATTATTCCAGTATACAGACTGTGATGGAAACACTGTGAATGTGACGTTAAACATAAATGGAAACACTACAGTTTGTGGGCAGACTGGAACTATGAATCTGATTAGTGGTGATGGTACATCTACAGAAACTAATGCATGTCAGTCTTACCTACTTCCTGAAGGTCTTTCGTTTGATGTAACATCAGGAATTCTGTCAGGCACAGCTAATGAAGCATGTAAATACGATATAATTGTAGAGGCAGGTAATTGTGTAGGCATTAGTTTACAAAGTAATTTATCTATCAATGTTGACACAGGCATAAGACTAACACCTTTCGCTATTGACGTTGAGAACATAGGTGACACTGGTGACGCAGCTTGCGTTGTAGACCCAGTGTATACACTTCTTTACCACAACGGTAACGGAAGAGTACCTACAGTAAATGATACAATTTACATTGACTACAAGGCCCAAGAGAAGTTCATGGGTGGAGGTGTATGGTACAAGATAGACCACTCAACATACTCTATTAAGGTATGTGAGACTGGTAACGTGTGCGACAAGAACGAATGTCCTACTGTTACTACTACAACTACATCAACAACCACAACGACTACAACGACTACCCTTCCTACAGGAGATTGGTTCGAAGCTACGCTTTGTCCTGACGGATTAGTTATAGGTATATTAGTTGATACAACTTCTACTGGGTTTATAGTTGGAGATATCGTTAAGACTATAGATGGAAACTGTTGGGAGATAGTTAACACAACTACTCCATCTTATCCTTATATAATAATAGATCACACAGAAGGTCCATTCGTAGACTGTACATCTTGTCTAGGTATTACGACTACAACGACGACTACTACAACGACTACAGCGCCAGTGCTTACTTCGTTTATGATCACAAGCGATCCATACGCTAGCAGCTTTAATGCATGTATGAACAATCTTCCGCTTAACCTTACGCTGTATCATAACGGAGGAGGCGCATACCCAGTTGTAGGAAACTTTGTTTACTCTGACTCGTTAGGAGCTTCACCTTTTAATGGTGGATCAAGCTGGTATTATTTCTACGATGGTGCAGATTATTCTATACAAATTGCGTCAACAGGACAGGTATTGAATGTTATAGCATGCGCAGGAGTTACGACTACTACGACTACAACGACTATACCTACTCAGTACTACGACGCTAGGCTATGTTCAGGTGGGGCAATAGTTACGTTAGCACAGATATCATTTTCAGTTTTACCTAACGACACAATTGTTAAGGCTGACGATGGTAACTGTTATAAACTAGCTAACACAAAGATGCCAACTACTCCGTTAGCCTATATACTTTTCACATACGAGAAGTGTTCTGACTGTACAGGGATTACTACAACCACAACAACCACGTCAACTACTACGACTACAAGTACGTCAACAACATCTACATCAACTACTACAACAACATCACTTCCTCCACTTACTGCTGTATTTGTAAGGAAGGAAACAGAGGAGAATGTATGTAGCGGTATTATCATACAGCGTTACGCAGACGGGCCGTTAGGTACGATAGGTAACAAGCTGTATGAGTGGACTGGTTCTATATACGTACTTGTTCCAGCAGCTTGGTACATGTTAGTTACTGGGTCAGTAGCCTACGAGTGGGACGGAAACGATTGGACTGGAAATTCAATTATATGCTAAGACTATTATCAGCTCAACCTGCTAACGATTACTATGCGTGGCAGGTTGAGGTATACCTTCACAACTTTTTAGAGTTGGGGTACAACGGCAACTACATCGATGTTGTTGCAGGATACTATGGCGATATTCCTGAATCATGGCGCAAGGTGCAGGCTAAGTTTCCTTACGTAAGGTTCTTCTTCTACGAGGACGATAGGGAGGAGGATTTCTATCCTCCATCCGTTCAGGCGTATATACTAGCGAAGCACTTTGACGAGCATCCGTACTTAAAGGATGACGCTATATTCTTCCATGACTGCGACTTCTTATTTACTAAGTACTTCGACTTCACACCATTCTTACAAGACGACAAGTGGTACTTCAGTGATACTGTGAGCTACATAGGTGCTGACTATATCAAGAGTAAGAGTCACGAGATACTTGAAGGCATGTGTGCTGTTGTAGGTATAGATAGAGCTATAGTTGAAGCAAACCAAGCTAACAGTGGTGGTGCTCAGAAGCTTATGAAGAATATAGATGGAGACTACTGGCGACAAGTATACAAGACATCTAACGAACTATATAAGTACCTTAACTCAGTAAGTCATCTAAAACAAGAAGGTGATCCATACGGTATACAGGTGTGGACTGCGTCCATGTGGGCAGAGCTGTGGGTAGGATGGAAGCTAGGTCATCAGGTTGTTGTGCCTAAAGAGTTTGACTTCTGCTGGGCTACATGTTCAATAGAGAGGTGGTACGAACTATCGTTCTTCCATAACGCAGGAGTGCCAGACGCAAATCAGGGTATGTTCTTTAAAGCTGACTACATAGATAGCTACCCTTTTAACGTTGACTTAGAGATAAGTGACAGTAGGTGTTCTTACAACTACTACAATTTTATGAAGTCTGTAAGTAGCTGTTTGGTCTAAATTTGCTATCTTTGCTGTATGGCAGGAGAGATTACAGTAACATATTCACCACGATCTAAGGGATGGACTTCATTCTGGAGCTTTTACCCAGACTGGATGTTGGGATTAAACAGCACTTTTTATACGTGGAAGAATGGTAATCTTTATGAGCATGACTCATCAGCTGCTTTGTATAGGAATGATTTTTATCGTAACTTCGATCTTCCAGGTAATCATTACTATCACTACAACTCTACAATAACAACTATATTTAACCAGGACCCTACAACAAATAAGATGTTCAAGACTATAGCTCTTGAATCTACAGATACTTGGGAGGCTAACATAACTACAGACCTTGGGTACGCATCTGTTCTTGAGAGCTACTACGATCTAAAAGAAGGAGGATGGTTTGCATACATACGTAACAACTCTGTATCAATAATAGATCCTAACTCAATATCTACGCAAGGTATTGGAAGAACAAACTTTGTAAACCCTGCTGGCCCTACAATATTCTTCCCATTCAATATACCTTCAAATGTAAGTGTTGGAGATAGAGTATATAAGTTTAATACCTTAAGTAATACAATGACTTACTTAGGTTATATATCTTCTTTCTCAGGAGACGCAATGGATTACATACCTGACCCATCTACTTCACCACCACCACCTGCGGTTGGGGATATGATATTTATAGTTAAGAATAACGTAGCTGAGTCTTACGGTATTCGTGGATACTACATGGAGGTTCAGCTTATAAATAACTCATTTGGAGAGGTTGAGCTATTCGATGTAGAGACATCAGCGTTTAAGAGTTTCCCATGATAGACATTAGATTCTTACAGCCAGAAGACTACGACAATATACTAGTTGGATGGTGGAAAGGTTGGAGGTGGACACCTCCTGCTAAGGATATGCTCCCACAAGATGGTGCTGGAGGTTTAATTGTATCTATAGATAAGGTTGATGTGTGTGCTGGGTTCATATACTTCACAAACTCTAAGACCGTGTGGATCGAGTACATCGTATCTAATCCAGAGTTCAAGGATAGAGACAGTAGAGTAATTGCGCTAGATACACTTATATATACGCTTACAGACATAGCAAAGGATAAAGGGTATAAGTTTGCATACACATCTCTTAAGAGCAAGCCTCTGATAGATAGGTATCAAGCATGTGGATATCAGTTAGGTAGCAGCGGCTGCCAAGAGATGATAAAGTTACTATGAAGCTAAGGCAGTTTAATGTAATAGATGACTTCTTGGATAACCCAGAGGAGCATCTTGAAGACATATTCAGTAAAGAGTTCTACGACGTAGATACAGATGTAGGTGTATTCAAAGGAATACAGCCACGCCTAGATGACGAGGTGCAGAAGAAGGTTCTTTGGTTCCTTCGTAACGAGTACGAGGTAGCACATAACTTTGTGCGTATATCACCTGAAGGACAGATAGAACCTAACTTCATACATAGCGATGAGATGATGGGTGACCTGACTGCGATACTGTACTTAAGCAGTGAAAATATTCCCAATGATGGAACTACGATATACAACGATGACAAAAGTCTGAAGGTTAGGTTCTTCTCTGATTTCAACAGGATGATCATTTTTGATTCAGAGCTATTACACAGTCGAAATATTTTCAGTAACTTTGGGGTTGGTAAGTCGTCTAGACTTATTCAGGTTTTATTTTTAAACAGAAAGAAATGGCAGCAGCAACAGCAGTAATATCAGCAGGGGTAGCCTTAGCTGGTGTTGGACTAAGCGTCAATCAAGCAGTACAAGCTGATAAAGAACGAAAGAGAGCACAGCAGTCAGCAGCAGCTGCTGCTAATAGAATGAAAAATATTAAGGAAGAGAACGCATTCAAAGATATTGAAATGCCTACTCTTGGGTTCGAACTAGCACAGCAATCAGCAGACCGTGCGATGATGTCAGGTATCCAGTCTGTACAAGGTGCAGGAGCAGAGGCTGTTATCGGGGCGCTTCCTGGAATGATGCAAGTAGGTTCTGAGCAACAACTTCAATTAGCGGCTCAGGCTAACGAGGCGCAGATGGGATTGGATTTACAGAAAGCTCAAGCACAACAGATGGCTAATGCTCGTAATACAATGGCTGAAAGAGATTTTGTTACTATGCAACTAGAAGGCGCACAAGGAGCAGCGGCTCAGGCTCAAGAAAATATATATGCAGGTATTAGTGGTGCAGTTCAAGGACTTGGCACAGCGGTTGGGTATGCAGGTGAAGCTGTTCCATTGTATCAACAAAAAAGGGCTGCTACATTACCAGTAAGCGAGGCACAAGCAGCATGGAATCAAAAGATGGCTAACACTAATTTTGCTGTCCAAGGGCCAATGACTCAACAACAAGCTGCTAACTATGCAAACAGGCAACAATCTCCTGATTATGGCATGAGTTTATTAACTGGTCTTCAATATCCATATTAATATTACGACATGGCAATATACGCAGGATTTGTACCTACACAAGCGATTAACTGGGCTGAGCTTTCTGAAGACTTAGCTGGTAAAGTATATCAGGTTGGTGCTGAACGTCAGAAGAAACGTGAAGAACTTGATAAGATAGCGACTGATAATCAGAAATTACTTAATAGTTGGCAACCTGGAAAGAATCAGACATTAAATCAGTTAGTACTTCGTGGTGCAGATCAAGGACGTACAATTATAAAACAGTGGAACGATCAACTTAAAGCTGGAGAGATATCCGCAGTTGACTACAAGAACAAGATGAATAATCTTACTGAGTACTGGGGAGTATTAGCTAATTCAGCAAAAACATACGATGATAGGTATTTAGAAATAATTAAACGTCAACAAGACGGAACTGCCTCTGAGTTTGAAGTCGAGATGTATAACATGTTTGGCAATATGTCAAACTTGTCAGACATGACCACACAGTTTGATAACGATGGGCGTGTATATATGGCTAAGACTGATAAAAATACAGGTAAGATCATAGGTGACATATATGACGTTAGGACAATGAACATACCTGACAACATACGTGCAGATAAGGTTAAAGTTGGTGAAAGCGTAGATAACTTAATAAAGGGATGGAAGCCAGTTGCTTCACCAGCTGTTCTTGATCAATATGGTAAAGTAAACTACGAAAGTGTAAAGAACCAAGACGGATACAAGGTTATGGTTGAGCGAGTTGTAAATACTATTGCTCCTGACGCTAATCCTAGAGCACAAGTCAGTGTACTTGTTGATAACGGAGTGATTAATGCTCCTACTTATTATAGAACAAAAGACGAGTATAATCAGAGAAGAAACGAGGCTATACAGAGAGAAATTCAAGTTAAGCAACAAGCTGGATTAAAAGATGTAAATCTTACAAAGAAAGAACTTGAAGATATAGATCTTGAATTGATACAAGTTACTCAAGATGAGAGAGGTTTAATTATGCCTGTCTTAACTGAACAGCAACGTAATGCAGCTAAGGATGGTGTTCGTCAAGAAGTTGGGATTCGTGTAGAGGAGAGAATAGAAAAAGAACAGCCTAGAACGTATCGTACTAGCGGAGATGGAACTACAGCTGCTGACGAAAAAGAACAACAAAGAGTCAATGAGTATCAAAGAGGATACATGACTAGTCTTGATGCATTTGGATTAGATGAACAAGGTAAAAAAACAAAACAGCCAGATCTTAGTGGTCTTGACAATTCATATAAGTATAGATATGTGAACGGAACGATTCAGGTTTATAGACTAAATCACGGTAAAAACGAATCTCCTCTTGCTATAATAAAAAGTCCAAAAGGATTAGCTCAATATACTGTGTATGGTAAAAGTGTCGCTGAGCAAGAGGCTAATTATGAACTTGGTAGAACACAATATAGAAGATCAAAAGGATTAGATGGAGCACCTAAACAAGATAATATTCCATCAGCAACTAGAGCTGAATGGAAGAAAAGTGGTTGGACAGATGATCAGATTAACGAAGCTGTAAGATTGAAAAAAATAAAAGTAATATAGTATGTCAAACGGATTACCGTCACCAGATCAAATACTAAAAGGTGGTTCATCACTTCCTTCACCAAATGATGTGTTAGGTGTAAAAAAAAAACGTTCTACGGAATTATCTTCTCCACCTCAAGGAAAAGGTATTACATCGGCTACAGTAAAAACAACGACTCAAAAGCCATCGGTATCTTCTGGAGGAAAGCCTGAAGGACTATATACAGCTTCAGGTAATCAACTTGCTGTCTTTAAGAAAGCAGCTGATGGATGGTATGTAGATAATAATAGGTCTGGTAATTTTATAAAATTACAGAAAGGCGATGTAGATAAAAGAGTTCAGGCACTTGAGAAAGATGCTAAGAAATTGTATGATGCTGAATATGAAAAAGGTTTGACCTGGAAGCCAGAGGCTAAGCCTGAAGTAAATATTCAAAGGAAAACTCAAACAAATGAGCAAAAACAACAACAAGAACTTTTCAAAGAAACCTTTAAGGCACTAGAAAAAGATGATCCTATTGTTGTAGAAAAAAATAACATATCTAATTTATCAAAAGAAGTTTCTTCATATGTAAACAAAAGTGAAGGACAAGCAGTAACTGATCTGGTAGATAAATTTAAAGGAACTAAGTACGACATATTTGACTTCGAAGAAACTGGTATGGGTGACATGTTAAAAGTCACTAATAAAAAGACTGGTCAAAATATAGTTATTGATCTAGATGGAAGTGAGACTGAAAAGAACATGCTTGAGGCATTTGTTGAAGGTAACCTAGAGTTTAGAGAATACAATAATTTAGTTCAAAAAAGAGAACAGCTATTACTTGAACGTCAGTCAGGTATTGAAAGACCTGTATATCAAGTAGATAAAGAATTAGAGCAGATAAACGAAAAAATAAAAGAACAAGAGTTTTATAGAAAAGGATATGCATTAAGCAAAGGAAAGTATGCGTCTGCTGCTATGTTTGGTGATAAGACCATAAAAGATATCGATAAAGATTTCAAAGATAAAACTTCAAGACTTATAGGTAACTCTGTTATTCTTAAAGAAGAAAGCAGAAAAGTAAAAGAGTATGAAGATAATTTAAAGAAAGATTACTCTGATGGATTAATAACAAAAGAGCAATACGAAGAGGCTTTAAATAGCGAACAGCATACATTTATTAAGAACGATGTAGTTCAAAAATACAACGAAATGTCAGATGAACTGAAGTCAATAAATGACGACAGAGATTTGATGGAAAAGACTGTTGTAGAAGCAAACTTAGCAAAAGAAGAAAGAGGTGATTTTGGAAGTAACATGCTTGCAAATTTTGCTTATGGATTTATTTCTCCAGTTAGGATGTTTGCTGAAATAAGCGAATATAATAAGCCAGTATACGACTCACAAGGAAACAGAGTATTTAGTACTGAGACATTAAGAAAAGATGAGCTTCAAGATATACTTCCAGGTGTAATTACTGATGAGTATATAACTAGTAAAGATAGACCTGCTTTAGAAAGAGTGCTTTCTGGGATAGCAGAATCTTTGGGTTCATCTGTAGCAGTTCCAGTTGGAGGAGCTGGTTTAGCAAAAGCTGTAGGTGAAGGGGCAGTAAAGATTGCTGGAAAAGCTATTGGAAAAGAATTAGTTAAAAAGACAGGAGTTGAAATACTTAAGAGTATTGCTAAAAAAGCATTATTGTCACCACAGCAAATAGGTTTATTTGCTAGTTCATACATGAACTTTAAAGATCAAATAAATTCAGATCCAAATACTGAAGGTATTGATGAAGCTGATAAAGTTTTAATGAGTGGTGCATATGCGTATGTATCATCTAAATTAGAATCATTAGGTATGTCTAAGTGGTTCTCTAAGACACCTGCTGGATATAATATAACATCTTATTTACTTGGAAAAGCATTCAAGGATTTACCTAAAAATGCTACTCAAGAAATGATTGACAATAGAATCAACTCTAGTGTCAAGGCGTTAATTGCAAAAGGAGCTATAAGTCTAACAGCTAAAGGTAATGTGGAGGGAACAACAGAAGCATTACAAGAGCTAGCTGACATAGGAATTAAATCAGCATACAATGAAATAAAAGGAGAGGAAGTATTTAAAAATCCTTCTTTTAAAGAAATTGTAGGCAGAATGTCAGAAAGCTATAAGCTTGGTATGATTGGAGGTACTGTAATGTCTAGTGTATCTCAGACTTTAAGTACAGCAAGAGAAGTAAGAACAGCTAATCAGGTAAATAACTTAGAACGACTTATACAGGATCCTAACTTAAAGCAGTTATTTGAGGATGATGTAAAAACAAAAGTGTTATCTGGTCAAATAACAAAAGAACAAGCAAGAGCTGAGGTTCAGGAACTAAATGAATCTATTGGACTTTTAAATGAGATACCTGATAACGTAACTGATAAAACAGAATCATTTAGACTTCTTAGTGAAAGAAAAAAACTTGAGCAAGAAATAGCTGGCAAAGATGAAAATCTAGTTGCAGCTCAAAAGGCAAGAATTGCCGAAATTAATAACCAACTTAAAACAATATCAGAAGATGCCGTTCAAAAGCAAGCAGCAGGTGAAGTACCTGTACAGCCAGAAGCCGCAGTTAGCGGAGAAATGGAGGAAAGAAAACCCGAAGCAGAACCTCAAATCGTTACCGAAGAAGGTCAAGCAGTCGGTCAAGAAGAAGTAGTTGAACCTACTGAAGAAGAGATTGACCTTGAATCTAAATTAGCTGAAGACTTAGGCCTGATTAAATCAGAGACTAAGCCAAGACTAAGAGTAGAAGGTATTGAAATTCCTGCTGAAGAAGATATAGATATTGAAAGTATAGAGACTAATCTAGATAAATTACCTGCATACGAAGCTAATTTTGTTACACCTACATTATCTCAAGATATTCAAGTTAATCCTATTGAAGAAAGTAAGTCACAAGTAAAAGAAGGGACTGCTGAAACAAGAACAATAGAATCATTTGAAGGAATACCGATGGTTGTAGGCATGTCAGATACACTGGCAGCTGGAAAGGTTGTAGACTCTGTTGGTAACACAATGGATGTTGAAGGTGGATTACTATATAATGTTCTTGGTAAAAATAAGAATGCAGCGTGGGCTGGTGTAACTAAAGAAGGAGCACAGACACAATACAATGAAGCATTAGAACTTTATAATAACAACAAGAATCTATTTGATAAGTTATGGGCAGAAGGTAAGTTACCCAATGGTCATGTACCTATGGCGATTATGAGAATGGCTGATACTGCTGTAAATTCAAATGAAGCTGTATTTAGGTATCTAGCTCCATTAGTAAAGTCTCAACCAGAACAAAATCAACGTGCTGCATTAGAGGCTTTGAAGGGGGATATAAATGTAAAGAAAAAAGTAAGTCAAAAACCTATTGTAAAATCTGCAAATAAATTAGATGAATTTATATCATCAAATAATATTGATTCGCTTGGGCAATTATTTGACATGATTGTGATAGATGCAAATAATAGAGCTAAGGGAGATGTAAAAAATACACTATCATTATCAGAGAGAAGCTTATTGTTTGATTTAATGATATCACAGCAAGGAATTAAGACTGCTTCTAAAAATACAGTAAACGCACTTTTTGGTACAAAGAATGATCCTAAATCAAAAGCCTTCTTAGCTGATACAATATACAATGATATATCTGAACCATCAATGATGAAGACACCTAAAGGGAATGTTGTATCAGTTGTTGGTATCGATGTGTTGAATGGAGGTGTTATACCTGTTGAACATGGTAACTATGGGTTTGGACCCAAGGGACAAATTATTGCATTAATATCAAATCCTAAGCATGGACTAGATGTGTTCCCAGAATGGAAAGCAAAAGCAACTAGGGTATTTAAAGAAAATAAAAAAGGAGAAATTCCTTCAGAGCAAAAGATTGGAGATGAAGTTGGAGGAGCATTTTTTATTGATAAAGCATTTAGAGGAGCCAAAGTTTCAATAGATACTAATGATATTGAATTACTTTCTGCTAAATTAAGATTTGCTTTTCCTGATGTAGCAGTATCAAATAGTAAAGATGAATTTGATAGAGTGCTTCAAGAGGAAGGCGTAAGAACAAAAGAATCTGAAGGAAAGGTTATCCTTGGTATGACTAAGGATGGAAAGATATACCTTAATCCAGAGTCAGATTCTTTAGCTACCCCTATACATGAATTCGGCCATATATGGATTGATTTTCTTAGATCAAATGCTTCAGGTAAAAAAGGAGATGCATTATTATCAAAGGGATTATCTTTAGTTGAAGGAACAAAAGCTTTACAACAAGCTATAAGTAAGTACGGTGATAATGATTTAGCTAGAGAGGAGGCATTAGTTGAATTAATAGCAACTAAAGGTGAGACAATAATTAATGAGTCTAAGAAAAAACAATTTAAAAATTGGTTAAACGCATTATTTAAGTACGTAAAGAATTTCTTTGTTACTAGTGAAGAAATATTTAAAGATAAAAAATTCAATGAGAATCTAGATAAGATGTCTCTTGATGATTTTATAAATATAGGTCTAGCTGATTTATTTAAAGGTGAAGCATTAAGTCCTAAATTTAAAGCCAAGGAAGCAGGCAAAGGTGCTGCTGAACTTAGATTTAGAGTAGGAGACAATGTACAGAACTTCATAAATAAAGCTAGAGATAATGGATATTCCGATAGTGCTATAAAAAATGTACTAATTAGAAACGGAGTTACAAAAGAAGATGTTGAAACAGCATTAGGTAAATATAAAAAAGAACTAAACGAAGTTATATCTAAAGCCAAAGAGAAGTACGATCTATCTATAGAGCGTGGCAATACAGAGCAGAAAGCAAGAGAGTCTGCTATGGCAGACCTTAAGAAAAATGACTGGTATGTAAATGCAAACGATAAGCAAAGAGAAGAGGCTGTACGTGAGTTAACTAGCTCTTTAGGAGGTAAGATAAAGAAAGCACCATCTGTAGCTAAAGTACTTGGCAAACCCACACCTAAGAAGGTAGTGGTGAATGAAGCAACAGCACTTAAAAGTCAGCTTAGATTAGAAGCAAAAGCAGCTAGAGAGGCACAGATTGATTTAAAAAGAAAGCAGAGAATGATTGTTGCAGCAGTCAACAACATGAAGCGTCAAGGAACAATCACTGCTAATCAGGCCTCAACTTTAGCTAAGAAGATAGTCTACTTAAATGTAGACAATCCTGTAATGGTTGATAGATTCTTACAGTACGCTGAGCGTTTGTTTAAAAATGCAGAGTACCAGAACATACTTTCAAATGCACAAAAGGTACGAAAGAGCATAAAGAACTTCATGAAGAATAACCAGGCTAATGTAGTTGCAATGGCCAAGGACTTCACTAGAGTTAATCCTGCAATGGTTGAGGATATAGAGGCTTATATAGAAAACGCAAATGCTGTTCTTAATGCAGTTAAAAGATCAAAAGATGATACAAACTTTGCAATAAAGAACGCAGCTGATATTGATGCTATTAATACTTACACTGAAGATATGCTCCAAAAACAAGAGGAGCAACTTAAGAACGAGAAGCTAAAGGAGTATCAAGACCTAGTAGACTTAGGTATCATTGATGGAAGCATGACTCTTAAAGAGATCAACGAAATAATAAAGGCAATTGAGGAAGAAAGTGTTACTGATAGAGAGAAGAAAGAGACTGAACTCAGAAGATTCTTGAACACTAGATTTGACAGATACTCGACTATAATAAAGGATATGCTTAAGACTAAAGTAGATCCATTTACAGGTGATGAAGTAGAGGTAAGTGAGAAAGATAGAGAAGTTCTTAAGAGACTTATGAACGTTAATCTTGATGCAATGTCTATAAAGAATGCCTACACTATAGTAGAGTCAATGGACAACTTCATAGTAAACGGCATAACAGACGGGCTTGATGGAGCTATAAGTACATACGAAGGTGATGTTGCAGCAAAAGAAGCTAGAGCTGAAGGGATTAAAGCTAAGAAGATTAGATTCTTATTTAGTCCAGTATCAGGGCGTGCATTGTATGAGAACTTCGCTACATTGCCAGTACTTTTTGATTCCATGTTCAGAGGTGTTAAGTCTGGAATGTCTATCATGAAAAAGATGGGATTTGATTTGCTGTCAAATGGTACTGCAAAGGCAATGAACATATACAACAAGGCTATCAATGAGTACGGTGAGACATTTGCTAAGAAAAGACCTAACGATCAGGCGTTCAACACATCATACAACGCATATGAGCGTGGTATGTTGGCCTACTTAAAGAGAACTGTACCTGGAAATGAAAGAGCACAGAAAGCAGAGCTAAAAAGAAGGATAGGCTTAATTAAAGAAAGCATCAATACTCTTAATGAGTACGGTAATGACGATCAACTAAAAATGGCTGAGTTATATCAAGAGGTATTTGACAAGCTAGGTTTATCTGATGGAGATGTTACGATTGAACAGATAGAGTCTAATACTGACAGCATTAATGCTGATGCTGTAAATTGGTGGATAGACCAATGGTCTAAGCACTACTCTGAGTTATACGATGTCAGTTTGTCTGTGTACAACACAAAGTTGGGTAAGGATATAAACTATACCACAGACAGGTTATCAAGAGTTGACGGAGAAAGAGAACTTGTTGACGAGGCTACTGGTAAAGTTGGGGCTTTCGCACTTGATCTTGGGCTAGTTTCTTACAAAGACAAGGCAGGTGTATTGATGGAATCAAACAAAGATTTCAAATCATTAGACACAGGTAAGAAGTCAACTACAAGATTTGTTAACCTAGACTTTGATATGAGTAACGCAGGATCACTTAAGTCTGCATTGATAGATGTAAATACAGCGTCTGCAATTAGACGTGTTGATGCATTCTTAAACTCACGGTCATACGAGAAGTTATTTCAAGAAGAGAAGGACGCTAAGTTACTTAAGAGAAGAGTAGAGAACTACATACTTAGATATAAGAATAAGATGTCATTCTCTGATGCAACTCTTGGTGATCTTGATAAATACCTAGATGTTATTGCAGCAGTAGGTGCAACAAGAGCATTGGGTGGTCCATCACAGGCTGTGCTACAGACTGTACCTGTATCCTTAAGTACTATGATTAACGCTGGTGTTAGAAATATGGATTTCGCTGGAATGGTTAGTGATACTGACTTCCATACATGGCTTAATAATAGCGGATATGCAATAGGAAATAGAGGTATGGAGACATCTACAGCTATTGAGAGTGCAAATAAATATCTAGATAAAGCTCCAGACACAAAAGGTGCAGCGGCACTAGGATACGTTAAAAAATTGAATGAGTTTTGGTTGAAGAAGTTCTTATCTCAGCCAGATGTTTGGATTGCTCGTAATTCATGGAAGGCGTACTATACGCAATCACTTAAAGAGCAAAAACTTTACAATGGAAAAATAGACTGGACTACACATAAGCTAAATAAAGAAGCTGCTGACTATGCTCAGCATATGGTAGATAGACAACAGAACGTATCTGATGCTGCAATGATGGGTGACTTTATGAATTCACCTCAGCCTATTAAAAAGATAGTTAGAAAAGTTGTTCTTCCGTTCGCTAACTTTATTATGAACCAGAAGACTAGGTTGTATTCTGATATTAGAACATTAAGTACTTTAAGTCAATCAACAGCAGAAGATAAATGGAAGGCTATTAGATCATTAGGTGGATTAACTGCTGAGATGACAGCTTATAACGCAATATCATATGCACTTAAACTTTATGTTTACGATGCTATAGCTTCAGCACTTACTGGTTACGAAGATGATGAAGAGGAAAAAGAAAAGAACAAGAGAAACAGAAAGAAGTTTGTATTACAGAACTTAGTAAAAGATGTATTCTCACCTCTTCCTGTGACAGACGGATTGACTATTCAAGGTTTCAATGCGATTGCTGATCTTGTGCAAGAAAAAACTGCAAGTCAGGAGGATATAAACCAAGCTGTTGAGGAAAGAAACTTATATCTAGAGAACAGAGGTAAGGATCCAATGACTGAAAAAGAAAAAGAAAAGTTCATTAAAGAGTTTGTGGATTCACAAAAGATGGTATTCGAAGAATACGGAACTAAACAATGGATTGATCTTGGAACAGCTACCATCGCATTTGATAAGGCAGTTGAACTTTATGAAATGATAGCAATGACTACTACTGGTAAGTTTGAGAAAGAGTTTAAAGGAAATAAAGTAGAAAAAGTAATACTACCTGAAGATAAAACAGCTATGGGTATTGCTACTACATTCAGTGCACTATATAACTTAGGGCTTCTTCCAAGAGAGTTCAACTCTGAGGCTATGTCGATCAAGAAGTACGTTCAGAAGAAAGCTATGAGTGAAGATCAATTGGAAGACTACAAGACTATAAAGAAAGAGACTGGTGATGTAGATGGTTACAAGATGGATCTTCTAAAGAGCAAGATGAAAATAGATAATGTGCTAGAAGAGATAGATTGGGTTGAGTCTTTAGGAGGTCTAACGAAAGAACAGTCAGTTGAGTACTCTAAACTTAGAAAGATACAAGGTGAAGTATACGCTTCTGATATAGCTAAGATTAAAAAAGGAATGAAGGCAGAAAAGATATATAAGTAATTACCCCTTATAATCTAACGCTACACTGTAGCAGTAGTGTAGTTTGTCGATATCTGACTGAATTAAGAAAGGGTGGTAGCGTAGTTCGATATGAACACGCACACCTTTCTTTTTATAGATGTAGTCCTCGACTACTCTCTTCATTTCTTCAACGGTAACCATCAGAACAGGTGAGTTAAGCGGGCAACCTGCCCATGATCTTTGTGATGTATAAATGCCTCTACAGCCTTTGGTGAATGCTGGTAACCATTTCTGTGATGCCAGCTATCTGTACCAGATGGCGAGCGAAGCGTCTCTACACATACAGACATATAGTCCTTAGAGGTCTTATGGTGTACGTGATGACCGTAGATGTACCTATGCTTACAATCAGCCCACTGACTTGGAGCCTCGTGTGCCATAAGTAGTGGTAGGTCTTGAGGCTTAGCTCCATCCATGTGAGTCATGCCTATAAGGTTGCCTCCATAGACAGTGTACTTACGGTGCGACATATCGCTGTTGAATGTAACCTGCGGATGGTTCCTGAACCAAGACGATATAGAGTCTAGCAGCATGAAGCCACTCATGTAGTCGTGGTTAGATGGATTGTAGTGAACCTCAACGTCAGCGATCTGAACAAGCGTTTCGATTATTTCGACTAGTAGCTTCTTTGCAGTAATGAAGTTGTCGTACCACATACCGTCAGTATCTTGAGGTGTACCAGCTGTAGTTGTTCTTTTAGGTGTATCAGTATGTAGGATGTCGTTTCCTGCGATGAATATCACCTTATCGATACAGAACCCAGATGACTTACTGATAATGCCATGTAAGCCCTCTCTGACCCTCTTTACAGCAGTCTGTTGATCATACGACTCACCAGTCTCAAAGGAAGAAGCAAGCTTACCAATGTGAATATCAGCAGGACTAAACACCATGCAGTGACCTTCACCGCTATGACTCCTCTTAATCTTCGAATACTTCGGACTCCACTTAGATATCTCTGCAATAAGGTCTTCCTTAAAGTCCTCATACTTAAACTCATTGCTTTCACCCTTTACGTTGATTGAGAAGTGCTTGCCTTTGTACCAGTAGTGCTTAACGTTTGATGGATCTATACCAACCTTCTCACACTCATCCTTGAACTCGCTATTGTCAACTACCTCTAGCTTGCGAGCTATTCTTCTTCTAAATACATTGTCGTATGGTATGCCTAACTCTTTAGCTACTTCTTTAGCTGTATTTGTCTTAGAGATTTTTTTCGATAGGTATATCTCTATAGCTTTTTCTATTTCATTCTTCATGGTAGGATCGTTGTATGTCGCTCAGTAGTTTCTTAAGCTTGATAGCTGTGTCTTTTACTACCTCTCTGTCCATATCTATCATGGACTCGTAAAGGTCTGAACCGAGCTCGTTGAACTCGTCCATAACTGAGTTAACGTAGGTTACTAGTCTGACATCCATTTCGCAAATGTATGTCTTTATTTTTTAGTTTACAAGCGATCTCCGTATAACTTACTACTGAAGACATATCGAAGCACTTCGTAAGAGTAAGTCCACTCATCAAACTTCTTCACTCTATCCTTAACCATCATGCGTAGTTGTTGGTTTAGATCCTCTGGTGGTATGCGGCCATCCTCTGTAAGGATCACAGGGTGAAGGATCTTATGTATTTTCAGTACTTCCCTCTTCCTCCTCGCTGTTATCACTATGTCCGTTATGTACAGTGCTTTGCTCATGTATGTGCTTTACCCATTGTCTGAAAAATCTCTGTAGAGCGATCTGCTGCTCTCCCTCCTCAATCGTTGCGTCCTTCATGAAGTACTCATCAATGCTACGGATCTGTGCCGCAGTATTCTGAAACTTATACTTGATGTGGTTCTTGAATAGACCTTCTTCAATAAGGTCATCGATAAAGTCAGCTAGCACTGGTCCAACTGCTGTTATCATTGTTAGCTTAATCCCTTCCTCTGTCATTGTGCTCTTTTAAATATAAATCAATTACTCTCTTTGTCTTCTCTAGGTCTTCAATAAACTGACCTTTCTTACGGCATCTTACAATACGTTTGCATATATCAAACTCGTAGGCGTTTAACCCATGATCTTCAGCAAACTTGTAAAGGCTTCCGTTACTGTTGTTGTAGTGGCTGTCTGCACTCATAGAACCATCTTTCTTTATCACTTAAATCTTCGTAATTATAAACCCTATCGGCAAGCATCTCAGACTCCTCCTTGTAGTATGGCTCTGACTTATGTCCGCTAACAGTTAGTATTATCCTCGTAGTCTCAGCAGCCATGAACTTCTTGAAGTGTGGGTATATTGAGTCAACGTGGCATGCATGTTTCCTACATATATCACTTATCAACATACCATCCTTGAAATCCATGTAAGCTAAATAGCTACGCTTCTCTTGTTGTTCCATCATGGACAAACGCCTTTCCAAATCCTCCTTTCTTAATTTCATTCATCCTAAATTTTTGTATTGGCTTTGGTTGCTTGCCCTTCTGCTTTACCTCGTAGAACTCAGCGTTGCACCCTGGAGGCAGGGCTAGTATGTCTGGTATGCCGTTCTTATTTGTTACTGATAGCTTTATGACATAGTAGCCTCTACTCTCTAGGTCTTTAATTAGTGCGGACTGTATCTTTGACTCAAGCATTTGAGCAAATGTACACCAATAATAAGTTAATCACAAACCTTGTAGTCTTTTTTAAATATGTTCAGTGTGTACTTCTTCTTGGACTTAACGACCTTGTATATCTTGTCCTCTATACCATTCTCTGAGAAGATCCAGAACACCTTGTTGTTAAGTCTATCAATGGTAGTCATACGATCCCTCGCCTGCCAGTAGCTCACAGCACTGTGCATGATGTTGTAGAACACTAGGTAGTCTGCATTTTTTAAGGATATACCCTCACGCCCAGAAACCGTTTGTAAGGCGATAGCCTTAAACTTACCTGTATTGAACTCATCAATATCTGTAGTTAAGTCGTCTAAGAATATAGACTTAAGAGCGACGAGCTCCTCCTTGAACACATAGAATATACCTATCTTATCAGAACTAAACCTATCTCTGATGTACTCTGCCTTAGTGGTATCAAGAACCATCGACACTCCTGACTCAAACTTAATCGTTCCTCCGCATAGCTGGTGTACCTTCTGCATAAGCTTAGCTGCTGTGTCAGCGAGTATCACCTCTTCCTTACCTTCTACAACTCTGTCTGAGAACAGCTGATTTATAATAGCATACGTCTGAGGCTTCATCTTCACATGTACGATCTCTTCATCAATGGTGGATGAGAATCCTGCTTGTTGCTGTGTGTATGTGATCATCAGATGCGATAGGTCTGCCATTATCTTGTCCTCTATACCTTTAGAGTAGTCGTTGTACATGAACGCACCGATCCTCTTCTGTGAAGCTATGGCGTAGTCATTGGCCCACTTGTAGAACGTTGAGTACCTGCGCCAAGGCGAGTAGTCTGACACCCACAGCTGATGGTAGGCCTGAGAGAATGACTCAGGGAACGGAGTTCCAGATAGAAAGATCATAGGTTTACTGCTGAATAGCTGCCTGAATAGCTTCGCTCCTGCCGACGGCTTAGGGAACGATCCGTGCCTATGTGACTCATCCATGATCACTAAGTCGTACTGACTAGGGTTCTCTAGCTTGTGCAATGACTCATTGTTAAGTATTGTTATATCATAATAATTGTTAAAACCAAAGTCGTTGTAGTCAGACTGGATGGATGATATAGCCTTCTTCTTAGTCAAGAACAGAACATTCTTCGCACCGAAAAGCCTAGCTACCTCCATAGAAGTAGCTGACTTTCCAGTTCTCACTCCCCAAGCCATGTACAGAATCTTGTACATATTTAATATCCCTAGACCTTTCTGTGCTCCAGATGATTGGTATTCGCGTAATTCTTTCATATCTAAAACATATTAACTTGTTCGTCATACTTTACATCAAACCTAATCATCTTACCTGCTGCTGATCTGTACGAGTGAGGCTTACAGTTGTACTTAAAGTCTCCCCATAGATCCAACCACTTGTAGAACTTAGTCAGCGGAATAGCTAACTTACCTCGTGGACCGTAGTCAGGGTTCTGCTCTACGAAGCTGTAGTACAGCGCATTCCCAGGATTCTCTGCATGACTCTTAGTCAGCATGTTGTCCTTGTCAGCACACCAGTCGTAGAAGTTGTAGTCAGTCTGAGCAATGAACTTACGTTCACGTAGGTTCTTGAACTTGGCCTTACGTAGTCCCTTCTTAAGGTACATCTGTAGGTTGGAAATCATGTAGTTGTCAAACTTAGCCCACTCCTCTTTACTCCACTCAGTGAAGAGCTGATGACCGAACTCTGTCTCAGGCGTAAAGTCCTTGCTGTAGTACTGTGCGAACTCTAGCTCCCACTTACGACGCTCGAATGAGTTACCGTCACCCTTGATCGCATAGTTAGTCGTGATCACTATCTTCGGTGATCGCTCGAACGGTATATGGATCTCGTCCTTGTTCTTCTTCTCAAGTGTTATACCCTCAGTAATAACTGAGAATAGTCTCTCGAAGTCAAAGTTTTTGTTCACGTCATCGAACACAAGTAGCTGAGTATCAGCAGATACACGCTGGTATGGGAACGACTTAGTGAAAGAGAACGCCTTACCATCAATGATAACCATGCGCTTCATGTGGCTGATCCCTTGAACATACAATCCCTTACCAGTACCTCCAGATGGATTGTCAGATATCACCTCGTCATTAATAATTACAGCAGGCGAGAACGACGGTGGCTTGTAGCTGTGCATCAGGTATCCTGCTGTTGACTCAATGCTGTTGATTCGATCAGACTCTTGACCTCCAATGTTATGTACAAACTTACGGTAGATGCTGTCCTTGTACTCGCACTGTACGTAGTCTCTGTTGATCATCTGGTTCTGCCATATGTACCCATCAATATCTGAGTAGTCTATGGTCTCAATCTTATCAGCTGTCACCTTCACAACACAGTTACGGTAGTACAAATACGATACGTCCTTGTCATCCTTCATAATGTTAGGGTGAATAGTGTTTAAGAACGATAGGTGATCTTCCTTGAACAGCTTACTCTTGTCAGCAAAGTAGTTGTATATACTCTTGTCCTCAAGGTTGTACAGGTAGTCATTAATTACGTGATCCTTGATCATCGTATCGTTTGCATCAGAAACAATATTGTTGCGGACCTTCACAAATACGAACACACTTCCACCCTCAACAAAGTACTTACCGTACCCAAGGTACTCAAGGTATTCCTTGTACAGGTGATTAATATGCGTTATAGCACCCTTACTGCTCTTTGTCCAGAATACTGTGGGATTATCTGTCTCAATATCTGAGGCTATAGCCTCAACTACATCAGACGCTATGTTCTTATTTATACTCACAAGTTCACTAACTGGTGTACCTTTCTTTGCTAAGGTCTTAATACTGTCAACCTTCTCGTTGTCCTCATAGAACTTGCTCCCATGAGCAGCTGTATTCTTGTATGCAGACCTAACGATGTTCATTATCTCACGATCCTTGTCTCCCTCATCGTAGCTCAGTAAAACAGTCTGTGCCTCTGACTCAGGTATACCAAAGTCGTTCAGTGCTGAGGCTAGGATAAACAAGTTGTTGTTCTTCTGGCCTTGCACCATTCCGAAGTCACGATCCCACCATATAAGTAGCCTTCTGACTATCTCGTTGGTGTTGTCTAGCTTAATGGTGTTACGTGAGGTCTTGGTGTCAAATACTGTATGTTCTTCGGTAGTTATTTGGTTAAATTCCTCGCTATCTGCGTTAACAAATAGCTCTGGATCGTATGACTCGTAGCATACACGGCTAATATCCTTAGTGCTGTTGTCAAACTCAGGGACGTTGTAGTATTTTTTTAGGGATAAAAAGTAATTCTGATGGCTTTCGATGTCCTTTGGTATCTTCACAATCACCTTCAGTCCATCACCACTAGGAGAAGTAAACACAGCGTAAGAGTACTTGTCCTTCACTAAGAAGTCACGGTAGTCTATCATTGACCACTCATCTATGAATCCATCGAAGTCTATGCATATGAACCCACTGTGCTCTACTATTCCTGCCTTTGATCGCTTGGTGAACTTACCACTAAAACATATTGCAGGTAGATGCTTCTTGATCTCGTTACGCTTATGCTTACTGTCAGACCCAGGGTACATCCTGATCTGCTCACACAACTCCTTTGACTTACCAGTGCGTATACGATCAAGAGCCTTGTCAACAGATATGTAGTAAGGTTTATCAGTTTCAGATATGTTCCTGAATAGAGTTATCATGAGATTAAAATTAATTGGTTAAAAAACCCACAGACATTACATCTGTGGGCTCTACGTTTATGGTTACCTAATTAGAAAGGAAGATCCTCGTCATCTATTGGCGCGGATGTAGCTGGTTCAATAGGTGCAGAAGTAAGTACGTAAGTACCTAAGTCTTGAGGAGAGCTTATCACATCTGCCTCTACACGCCATGCTTCCAATGTGTTAAAGTACTTAGTCTCTCCTTGTGGCGAAACCCACTCACGTCCTCTTAAATTGAACGATACGGTAACTGACTGCCCCGTTCCGAATGAGTTAATCAAGTCGCACTTGTCCTGAGTAAGTTGGAACGCTATGTGCTGATCATACTTCGAGTCCTTGTCACTTAGCTCTGTTACAACGAATTCACGCTTCTTGAACTTCTCAGATACCTGTGCAGTATCTCCGATAAACTTGATGACACCAGTCATCTGAAATTGATTTGTCATTTGTTTTTGTTTAATAAATAATCCTTATACTCTGCGGCATACTTCTGTGCCGCCTTAATTCTTCTCTCCATGTGAACGATGTCATCATCTGACAGGTACACAGGACACACAGTCACACGTAGGTTGTCGGCTAGGTTATCAGCGAAGTGTAAGCTGTCGTGCTCGTACTCTGGAACCAACTCCTCTGGAGTAGTTACAAGTGAATGGAACACCTCACCTTTACGCCAGTCCATACCAGTCATACCACGTAGCATGTACAGGTAAGTCTTGACCTGCCATGTGTACGTACTGTTGTCAGCCTTCTCAGGAGTCTTAGGAAAGGTCTTCTTAGACCACGAACTCTTCGCGTCCTTAACCATTAGGTTCTCCTTGTCAACTACATCTGGGTGACCAACAACACTGTTGTGCGACAGCTCGTAGTACTCATCAAACTCTGTCATCTTCTTATGATCAGTGAAGAACACACGGTTGTACAGCTCTATAGCTTGGTCCTCAACATCTCTACCCTTCGCTACTTCCTTGCTATCAAACGTATCCTTGTAATCGTATACCTCACTGTCAACATAAGACTCAATAAGACTCTTCGCACCTACTGGAAGATCTACATCTGCGTCACGTTTAGCGATCAGCTTATCTCTCTCCTCTGCCTGCTTCTCAGTAATCTTGATCTTGTTGAGTAACTCATCCAGCTTATTGCTCTGTACCTCTGTTAGGCCATCCGTGCCTAAGAAAAGTGGTGCGATGTTATACGTTCTCAATCGCATCCTTCAACAGTTTAATCTGGTTAGGTGTAAGTGTACGACTCGCCATAAGCTTCTCGATAGTCGTTGATCCTTTCTGTACCGATGCAATCGCCTTCGGGAAGTCATCGTCAGATATCCCAGGCTTAGCCTCCTTCTGTGCTACCTGCGGAGGTCTGCTACTGAAACGTAGTGCGTCAACCTTACCTTCAGGTGATGAAACCTTCTCCACTCCTAGTGCGATTGGCTTACCTAGGTACACGTCCTGCTCGACTGTCTCGAACAACTTCTGTAATCGCTTGAAGTTAGTAACGTTAACAACCATTGGCTTTGTGAACTCCTTGAGCTTACAGAACACCTTACGTTCCTTACCCATTGATCCTACCATCTCATCAACAAAGAACTTGTCGATGGTTACTACGAGCTGTGCGTAGCCTTTCTTCTTGTCGTCCCATAGGTCTACTGCGCCTAGGTACTTGTCACTGTCTTTAAAATTCTGTCTCCAGTGCATAATTAAATTGATTTGAGTTGAGTAGTGAATTAACCCATCACTAATTAGGGGCTACAAAGATGAGGATAATTTGCTTATCCTTTCCTCATAATCTAAATGTTTGTTGAAAACTTTTAAGTACGTATCATTTAACCTAGCCGCAAGCTCAGTCCTGTCATCTCTTAGAGCAAGCTCTATGTTGTACATAACCTTGTCAGCTCTGTTCTTGTGTACATACGAACACACTGCGAATGCACCGTGATCGAACCCTACTTCCTTGAATATCTGTAGGATTTCCCAGGGCACATCCTCGTAGTGATCGCTGTTGGTCATTGTGTTCTTGACCTCGATCCTTCCATCGTTGAACCGTTCTATCTTCACACCGTGGTTTACATAGAACTCACTGTTGTCTGTCTTAACAAACGAGACGTGTGGCCTCTCCTTCAATTCACTCCATGCCTTCATCGTAACCTGCTGTTAGTTTCTGAATCTTGTGCCTGATGTCACCACGCATGTAGCCATCTGAGTGAAGACTCAGCTGATATGCTGCGTACCTCTCAGCAAGCTCGTACTTGTTGAAGATATCGTTCTCAGCCTCAAACTGCTGAGGTGTAAGCTCCGCAAGTGATGTCATCACCTTACGCCACGAGTAGTATATCGTTGACTGGTTCACTGAGAAGTTATAGTTGTCAAGCAAGTACTGCTGTATCTTAGGAGCACTCTGGTACTTCTGAAACGCATGGTAGTAAACCTCTTGTCTCTGTCTCACTACCTCTGCCTTGCGACTTCTCGTCTTGAAGATCTCATGGTTTCCATTAATTATCTCATTCATATTAACTTATATTACAGATTTCACCTCTTACCTTTAGCCAGTACTCTTTCGTGTATTGAT